CCTGAACCTGACCAATGATTGACACCCTTCCAGACCTTGCCGAGCGAGTCGAGGATAGTATCGCCCGAGTGTTCCGCGATGCATTCCCAGGCGTCACGCTTGGCACGTCTAGCAAACCCGCCGAGGAATCGGGCGCATCCATTGGCATCAAGGCCGAAAGCGGCGCGGAGGAGCCAATAGGAACCAACATTTTCCCGGTCGCAATCGAAATTCAGACGCGCAACATCGACGCGCAACAGCGCGAACTCATGCGGCAGATGATCGGTAACGCCGACTCTGCCAAGGAGACTCTTTCTGCCTACTCCGCAAAAGCCTTTACCATGACGCGCGGCCAAGCCGTCGAAATGCTTGGAGCGCCCCGGACGGTCGAGGATGCCAACGACCGCATCGTTACCTATTCACTTGTTGCAACCATTCAACCCATCTAAGCCATGCCAACTCCAACCTACGTTTCCGCGTCGAACTTCCTCAAAGGCGTGGCCGCAGCCGAAACCGCCATCAATATCTCAGACTTCCGCCAAGGATGGACTGACGAAAAGCTGCTTGTCGAAAACAAGGGCGGCTCTCCCACCGGCTTCGTTCACAACTTCCTTGTCTCGTCTACCTGCACCATTACCGGCGAGGTCAACACCGCGGGCCTTGACGCCGTTCTCGGTGTCGCGTTTGGGGTGGCTGAGACCGTGGCAAATGCGACCAGCGGCTACGGAGTCACCACGGGCGGCTTTTACATGGATGACATCGAGATCAGCCAATCGCGCGGCGCTCTCGCTACGGCGACGATTAACTTCACAAAGTATCCTGATATCACCTAATGAGTGAGGCAAAAGGAGGCGGCATCAATGTCATCCCAACGCAATGCCCGCGCTTCTTTGCGGCGTGCGTAACTGCTGGCGTGACTTTAGAACACGGGACACCTGGAGTTTCTAACGTCTATTCTAAGGGCGTTAAATACGACCCGGACGAACCCGGCACGATTTCTTATCACCTCGCGCAAACGGGAGTCGGTCCCCTGACGCTGGCCAAGGTTTGGCTGGACCCTGCCCGCGATATGGCGGAAGCCGCCGCGCTACCTGCTCGCATGGTCAAGGCGCGAACAGAGGACGATTGGCAATCTATCGCAGACGACCTTGAGTTGCTTCACGTTTATTGCGCTGTTGCTCATATCAAAGCGTTTGCGGACGGCAAGCTAGGCATCCTCACGCGCTCCGTAACCGATCAGGAGGAAATCGCGGCACAAGTCTTGTCAGACATGCCGGAAGCCATTAGGAGCGCAACGGGAAGGCGCAACGGTGGAAAGATCGCCGCTCGCTTTGATTCCGCATGGATGCCAGCGATGCATGCATGGGTAAAGGCGTGGATCGCAAACTATTTGGAATTGAAAGACAGTTGGAAAGCTGCCAATCCCGCCATCAAGATTGAGCGCGAAGGATTCCCGCTCATCATCCCGAAAGGTCCGCAATTTGAAAAACTGGCCCGCAGATGGGTCCGATAACCAAAAAAGAAGCATGACAGCAGAAATAACAATCGAAGACATCGAAAACGAAACCGGCGTAACTCCTGACATCGTTGCGGCACGTTCGCGAGCCTACACGTTCAAGGGCAAGCCGCTCTATCCGTTTTCCAAGCAAAGAGCCAGCGTTGCGCGATTCCTTGGAAACTACTTCTTTCTCGGTCGCGCCAAAGTGGACGAGCGCGGCATGTGGCCGGAAATCTCCTTTGATACGCAAATGGTCCTTTGGCTTTGCTCCGTGGACGATACGCGCGTCGTGCGCTGCTATCTCGACAAGGACAAGGCACTGATGGAAATGGCGCAATGGTGGGACGCTGAGGGCGGAATGCCTGGAAGCCCCATCGAGGACGAGGCCGGAACGATTTTCGGCAGCATCTTGCAGGACATTCAAACCGTCTCAGCAACCGCCGAAGCGCCCGCAGGAGGCCGCGATACGTCCAACCTGGGGGAGTGATCGGGAGCGATGCTGATTATGTCGCAACCGTAGCGGCAAAGCTCCCCGGCCAAACGTGGGCTTATTACATGGACGAGCTACCGCTTGCAATCGGGATGCAGTTGCGAAACGCGGATCTTTTCGAGCGCGGGTGCGATATTGTCGGACCTGGCAGAAGTGCGGCGGCGCGGATGGGTGAAATCCTTGGAGATCACGCAGAATCGTGGTTAAGTTGATGGCATGGATAAGGTAACGGCAACTTGGGAAATGCAGGAGTTCACCAAAGCTCTGCAAGAGTATCTCATCGAGTCACGAAAAGACACGGGAACGGCACTAAACGAAAAAGGCGTTCGCGTTGCGTTCTCTGCGAGTAAGCAGATGCCAAGCGCCGTCGAGGTGAAAGCACAAATCAGCACAGATCATCCTAAATCAAGCCCGCTATGGCACGCGTTGGCCACGGGCAGAACGAGCCTTGGCCCGAACAAATTTGGAACCGCCGTCAAGGGCAAGGGCAACAAAAAGGTAGCTGAAAAAATCTACGCTTCGCGCAACCGTCACGCGGGCTACTCGCGATTCCTGTTTCTTAAGCTGGCCAGCGATCTTGGCGGGAAGGTCCGCGCCGTGAAGAAACTGGCATCAATCGACAACGCGAAAGGCCAGAAAGCGGACCAGAACGGCAGGAAAGACTTTATGAAAGCCGTCCTGCAAATTCTCGGAGTCGATCAGGAGCACGGCAGCAAACTCGACCGCGCAATCGCTCAAGCACTCACCATCGAGGCGGCGGACATGCGGAAATACATCGAGGCCAAAATCGCCAAACGCGCCCAAGCCCACTCAGGCCGAAAACGGTAATGCAACGCTTTTCCATCAAGCAACTCTCAGCCATGTTTCGCACCAATCGCGAGACGGTAGAGAAACGCGCCTCGCACCTGGGTCTCAAATACGAGGACGGCGACAAGGGCGCGAAACTCTACGACATCTACGAGATCGCCCAATTACGCCCACCTCCTGCCCGTAGCGAGGGTGCAATGTCTTTAGAAGAGGCAAGAACGCGCGAGGCAACTGCACGCGCTGAGGGGCTGGAAATGGACAATGCACGGAAACGCCGAGAACTTGCCAATGTGGACGAGCTAATGGCGGCTCAGAACGTCCTTTTTGACGAGATTGCGGCGATTGTGAAGAAGTCCAAGATGACCGAGGCGGAAAAGGAGGATTGCCTTAGCGTGATTTCGTCCGCGCCGAGGAAATGTTGGGGGGATTTCTAGTCACGGCGCGGGCGGGGCTTGAACCTGCTTCCCGATCGCCGTTGGCAGTCCCGCCGCTTCCAACTTGGCGTTATCCGCCTCGTTTTCGGCAATGATCTTGTCGATGTTCAAGCCGCGATCCTTTGCCGCCCGTTCGCGAGAGTTGAGGCAAAGAGCAATTTCGCGCTCGATTGCTTCAATATCGCCGACCGGATCAACCCAAGTCCAAGTGCGTCCGCTGAACTCAACGTGAGACAGGCGGTCATAATCCAAAAGCGTATACCCCTCGATCTTGCCGACAAGGAGCGCCATCCGTAGCCAGCGCTCAAAAAGCGGAACCTCAAACGTGTCGATGAACCAGCTATGCAGGATCTTGTAAATGTCGCGTTCTGACAGGACGCCTTGACGGATAGACGAGTAAGACACGCCCTCAAGGTCTTGCGCCCAGGTGTTGTAATTGACGTAGATGCCGGGACTCACGCCGCGCAGGATTGCTTTGCGGAAATCGGGCATGGCGCTATTTGGATGCGCCGGGTCGATCATTTGCGCCTCGACGCCATGCGGGAGCGTCTCAAACGTGCCAGGAGCGCTCGGGGCAATTGCCTTGCCTTCGTCGTCCTCGTCGCCGGTGTATTGTGATTCGCCGGTCTGCTTGAAAAAGCCCAGCTTGTTGGCAGAGATCCGCGCGGCGATGACTTCCGCCTCCTCAAACTTGGCAAGGTGCCGCAATCGAAGGAGCGCGTTGGCCAACCACGAGTATCCTTGACTCTGCCCGATGCGACGAGCAAGGAAGGTGTGAATCATGCTTTGCCCATCAACCGCGAACGTCTCGCGCGTGTATCTGCCGCTCTTGGGGTCTGTTTTGCGCAGGTGATACCGAACCGGCTCATCCCAATCGTCAAACTCCACGCCCATATAGACGCGGCGAACGTCGTCACGGTGATGCGGGTCGAGCGCATCAATCTCGATGCCCTGCGCGGCAAATCGGAAATCGTTTTTAGGGAAACCGTCAACGGTGCGGGTGAGAAAGCCGCCATCCCGAACGGCAGAGCGAAGGGCGATCCTCTCATAAGCCGCCCGCGAGAATTGCCGCGTGACATCGAAGTTCCCGCGTTTAGAAAACTCTTCCCATGCCGCTTCGATTTTGGCTCGCGCGTCATTGTCGGGCGAATTGGACAAGCCCTTCTTGCTGCGAGCGTCCGCGCGGCGAGCAAGGCTTTTCATCCTGATCCCGTGTTGTCCGATCACGTTGGATTCAAGGGCCATTAGAGCGCCTTCGATGTAACCATCATTCCTTTCAGAATCCCGCGCACGGTCGCGCAAGGACTTGGCATCCTGCTTGATCGCTTGATCGGCTGGACCTGTTCCCGTGACCCAGTCGGCGGTATAGCGGGAGCCTTTCGCCGCGTCAAAGTTGCGAACACGAATTGGCTTGTTGTCGGGACCGTAAAGGAGGGGTTTCATTCAAATTGAGCGTAAATGGTTCGACCGTTGGAAAGTCCAGCGTCGGCGCGGGCTTTGGCGATCTCGGTGTCGAGGTCGCGGCGGTATTTGGTCAAAAGCTCCCGCGCGTCCATGAGGGAAATCTTAGTGATCGGCACGCCCCCGACCGTGTAGGTTTCAAGTCCTCGCCCTTCATCGTCTGAAATGCGCCCCTCGAGGTGGGCCTCTAGCGCCTTCACCATCTTCCGCGCGTGACTTGGCAATGGAGCGCGATCAGGCGGGGCTTGCAGCGTGATCTTGCCGACCGATTCCACGGAGCGGTCTCCGTCAATCTCAAGTGTCAAGGCGACGATGTAAATCCCGGCCAGCAGGTTCGCGGTTTTCTCGGGCGGAAAGGTCGCGGTCGCCGTCGTGCTTGAAACCGATAGTGCCACGGTGACCACCTCGCCGGAATCAATATGCCGAAAATGAGCGGAGCCGGTAGCGCCCGCCGTTACGGTAGCGGTAAATTCCAGCGATTCGCCGCAGTAAGCTCGGGACGGAAGTGAGGCCATGCGAAGGCATCTACAAAATAAAGCCCGATTTCAAGGCGCTTTTGCCTATTCCTCCACAAAATTGAGCGTATATTCCCGCTCTTTGCCCCTATTTGGCTCATCTTTCGCCGCATATTCAGAGTATTTCTTGGCAATTTTGGCAAATGCAATATCCAATTTCTTAGCGGCGGCGATGTTGTAGACGCGAACGTCGAGAGGTTCGTTCCGGTCGCGCTTGTCTCGCTTCTCGAAAAACTCATAAAAGCTTCCGTCCTGCCCTTTCTTTAGCGACACGTCCTCAATCAGTAGCCGCTGGAAATATTCGACCGTATAGCCGTGCCCGCTCGGAAAGTGCATGTAGTTGTGCGGAAACTCAGAGCTTCGCTTGTCGTAACGAAGCGCGGCGTTTTGGTAGATCATGCTCTTTGCCTCATGGGTGCCAATCTCATAAAAAGTCCCACGCTTCTCGCGTTTCGGTTGCGCGACAATCGGCTTGCCCAGCGTCGTCGATCCGAAGATGGCAAAAACCCCTCGAGCTTGGCGCGGCTTTGTGAAACCCAAGACCTGAGCTTGGCGGTATTTGGAATCAATGAAAACGGAGGCGGGCCGCAACACCTTCCCGCAGGGGTGAAGAAACTCCGATTGAAGGAGCGCGTCGAGTTTCTGCCAGACTTCCGGCTCAAGCGTGTTGCCAGATAGGACGTGATAGCCCAATCCCCATGTTTGCCCGTTGCAACCATGCCCGACAAATTCAAACTCGATGCGGTCGCCTTGAACGTCACCGCCTCCCGTGACGACCAGAACGCCAGCCGGAACCTTTAGCTGATTTTCGGTCACGCGCTCAAGGTAGTCGTAAGCCTCCTGAGCGAGGCCAACCGGATCGGGCTTTTCCTCCTCGGGCGCTTGGTAAGTCTCGGCGTCAAAGGTATTTATCAAGACGCGCTTTGCCTTCTCACGGTTGTCTGCCGCCTCAATCTTCAATTCCTCGACCGCCGCCCAATGCAGGTGGCTTGCAAAGCCCTTTTGAGGAGGATGCGGCGACATCATGCGCGAGCCGTGAAACCCGGCGATGCCTTGAAACGGTCTGGTTGCTTTCCAATGCCCGTTTCGGATCATCTCCATACGTTCAGCGTCGGAGATTCGGCACTCGCTTTCCGGGCATTCAATCCACGCGTTTTCCGGCTTGTCGCGGTCATAGCGAAGTTGGCGACGGTGCAGCACAAACTCCTTCCCGCAATGAGGGCATGGTGCCATCCAGACTCGCCAATCGCTCTGGAGCATCAGCGCCTCAATCTTGCTCTTTCCCTTCACGCTCGGATAAGATGCCGCAATCTTGATCGTGTCGGAATATTCTGAGCCGCGAACCCAGAAAATCTCAAGCGGGTCGCCTTCGTCCGATTCGGTCGATTCGATTGCGTCGATTTCATCAGCGAACAGGAAATTCCCCTTGGCGCGGCGCATCTCGCCTGGGGCGTTGGAGCCGAACGCGTTTACCAATCCGCCAGGATAAAGCTTGTGCAGAATTGTGTTTCCAGTTTTCCGCCTCCCCGAGTCGTCGCCAATCAGAGCGGCAAGGTCAGGCGTGGGATTCACAAGCTCGCCCATGAGCGTTTCCTTGGACCATTTCTCGGTCTGGCTGATCGTCGGATACATGACGAGGACACGCCGAGGATTCTCGGAAATGCTGTGCCCGATCTGGTTCATTACCACCTCAGTTTTGCCCATCCGCGAGGCGAGCATGTAAACCGTCATTTGGACGCGCGGGTCATACGGCGTTTCCATCATCTCCCGCTGGTAGGGCGCGAAGTCGAACCGAAAGCGCCTACCGCCCTCCATTCGCCGGACCTTTTCCGACCACTCGGGCGCGGTCATGGTGCGCTGGAAACGAAACGCCCGCTCAAGGTGCCGCCTGGTGCCTCTGAAATACCGATCTAGTGCCGCCTCAGTCATTCTCCCTTAAACGGGTTGCCCGTGTCCCATCAAAACGGGAGCAATCTGGACCATCTGCGAAAATTGCGTTTCGCCGTCTCGCGTAAAGGTTAGAAGCGCCGGAGCTGGAAGGGTCATTCCTGCCGCATTGACGAGCCGCAGGACGCTTGACGTATCGAGGGCCATAGTCACGCCAACAGGCCCGATAAACGTATCAGAGACGGTTGGAGCGGCATTTACGCCGACCGTGGCCCGCTTTAGGTCAATCTTGATCGTTTCGCCGGTCGTGTCGCGCGAAACCAGGAACTCAGCCGGTTCGATGTCTTCAAGTGCCATCTCGACTTGGTAGCTGGACACGTTAGCCTCTAGCCACATCGTTCCCGTGTCCGATGCAGTCCGAATCTGGAACTTGCCAGCGTCAGGAAGACGGGAAATCGTGATTCGGTCATGTTGCGCCGTAGATCCGTCTCCCGTGGCGACATTGGCAATGGAAATCGCCGCCTCCGAAATGTCCGTTGCGCTCGTCGTCTCGACAAGCGTTTGGAGGGTCAAATCTAGCTCGACCGTCTCGACATTGGAAGCCCCGCCCGCAATCATGGTAAGCGCCCGATTGGTCAGAGTCCCTAGCGCGGAATGGGCAACGGTAAAATCCGCCCGCGCTCCGTTGCTTCGGAACGTGACGGAAAAACGCCCATCTTCCCCCGTCACGTCCACGCCACCCGCCGACAAGATAGAATCAAGGCGGTTAAGCGATATTCCGACAGTGTAAGCGTCTACAAAGGCCGCATCCAGCGTCGCGGTCGAATCCCCCCAGGTAAACGACCAGATGCCCGTCCTAATTTGCACGGGCTTTTCAAGGGCCAATGACAGCTTGAGCGTGTCGCTTTGCGCGACCTCGACGTGCTCCGCGACAATCTCAATAGTAAGGTCATCTCCGGGCCTAATGGAATCCGGCAAACCCCTGACCCGTCCTTGGTAATCGTATCGAAGGCGCAACATGTCGGACGCCTCTACAAAATCAGGGCTAAAATCAAGTTGAAATCCGTTGTCATTTTGTAGATAGGCGGGACATGCCAGATTCTCCGGTCATTTCGGGAGTTGCCGACCTTCCCAAGTTTTACTTTGCGGAGGGCGCTCCTTTTCGGCTTGTCGCCAACATAGGGGCAGAGCTTCCGCTGTCCGGTAAATTTGTCACGTTCGGCACTCGCGCAAGGTCTGGCACCGTTCGCCGAATTTTCGGCACTGATTCCGATGAGTCCAATCTGACTATTTCAAGCCAAGCAATCACGCTCAATATCGCGACCACTGACGAGACTGTTCCGGCATTTAGCGGCGGGTGGACGCTCGCGGACGTTCAAGCCAAGGAAGAGACGGAGTATTGGATTGACATATCAGCGACCGAGGGCGGCGACGTTCTCTTGCGCTTGCAGGGTCAAGCAGATTGGGTGGCGGCGGGTGCGGAAATCGCAGCATCTAGCGCCGTCGTCTCGTCGCCGGAGATTGACGTGACCATCACAAGCGGGGCGGTAAGCGTATCCGTTGCGGTTGTTGGCGGGGAGGTTGGCGTCCCGGTTGGCGGATCGACGGGCCAGGTGCTCCGCAAATCTAGCGCGACCGATTACGCGACAGAATGGGCTACCGTTTCGGGCACAGGCGATGTCGTCGGCCCCGCAAGCTCAACGGACAACGCAATTGTGAGATTTGACGGCACGACCGGCAAATCCACGCAAAACTCTGGGATCACGATTGCTGACGGAGCATCTGGCACTCTTGCCGGTTCCAACAGCGGCGACGTGACGCTCGCCGGGTCGCTTGATTACCTCACCATTTCCGGCCAAACCATCACGCGCGGGGCTATTGACCTTGCTGCGGACGTTACAGGGACTCTGCCAGCAACGAATGGCGGAACCGGGCAAACATCGCTTGGCGCGGTAGATGCCTCAGATTTTGGATCTGGTGCTGCAACGGATGGATATGTTTTGACAGCAGATGGAGCGGGCGGAAGTGCTTGGGAAGCGGCTTCCGGCGGTGGTGGTGATGCCGTAACAAGCGGCACCCTCGACCAGTTTGCCGACGTGACACAGACGGGCGGCGCTACGCTGGCGATCAGCGCCTCGACCACGCTCGCGGGCGGGAGCCACAGCGGCACGAACACTGGGGACAACGCGGTCAACTCTCTGTATTCTGGCCTCGTCACCAATGCCACACATACCGGAGATGTAACCGGATCAACCGCGCTGACTATTGCGGACGACGCGGTGACGAATACGAAGCTGGCCGACATGGAGACCGGCACGATCAAGGCCCGCATCACCGGCAGCACGGGAGATCCCGAGGACGCCACCGCCACCCAGATCCGCACCCTTCTAAATGTTCAGGATGGGGCGACCGACGACCAGACCGCGTCGGAGATCCTCGCCGCTCTCGTCACCGTCGATGGACCCGCGAGCGGACTCGATGCCGATCTGCTCGATGGCAACCATGCCGCGGCCTTCCTGCTCGCGACCCTGAAAGGCGTGGCCAACGGTCTCGCCGAGCTGGACAGCGGCGGACTTGTGCCATCAGCCCAACTCCCCAGCTATGTCGATGACGTGATCGAGTCGGCCAACTTCGCCGCCCTGCCCGGCACCGGCGCGACCGGCAAAATCTACGTCACACTCGACGACGGCCTCACCTACCGTTGGTCGGGCTCCGCCTACGTCGAGATTTCCGCCTCCCTCGCCCTCGGCGAGACATCGTCCACCGCCTACCGCGGCGACCGTGGCAAAACGGCCTACGACCACTCGCAGGTAACAACAGGCAACCCGCACGGGGTGACGAAAAGCGACGTAGGCCTCGGCAACTGCGACAACACCAGTGACGCCGACAAACCCGTCTCGACCGCGACGCAGACCGCGCTGGACGGGAAGGTAGCCACCACGGGCAATGAGACGATAGCAGGCGTGAAGACCTTTTCATCTTCCCCCGTCGTCCCCGCGCCGACGACGGACTTGCAGGCAGCTACGAAGAAGTATGTCGATGCTTTGGCCATCGTCACCGACGCGACCACGGCGATCGAGTTGAACGCGAGCAATTGCCACCCGAACTACATCCGCACCACGAACGCCGGGGCCATCACCGCGACCCTCGCATCGGGCCAATCGGCTGCGGTCGGGCGATACTGGATCATTCGCCAGGCCGCGGCCGGGGCCACGACCGTCGCCCCGACCGACAGTGCCGCGGCGGGCATCACGCGCAACGGCGATCCGACCACGGCGGGCCAGCACACCGAGATGGCCGTCATCCTCGTCGCGGATGGCGTCCTCGACATCATAGGAGGGACGACATGAGCGGGGCCATCGTAGCAACGATCGCCGGAGCGGCGAAGAGGCGGGAGGAAGGGGGGGGCTTCTCGCCGCTCGATGTGGCCGGATGCACTCTCTGGCTCGATGGGGCCGATGCCGCTACGATGTATGATGCCACCTCGGGCGGGAGCCTGTCGGCTGATGGGGAGGAAGTGGCGAGATGGGAGGACAAGAGCGGAGCCGCCAAACACGTCACGCAGGCGACGGGCGCAAAACAACCGCTAAGAGACGCGACAGGGCTAAATGGACTCGATTCATTGCGGTGGCCGGACACAACAAATGATTTGGGTCTTTATAGTGACTCATCACTAGAGGCTGATACAATTTTCGTGGTCGCAACATTCCCCGGCTCTACGTTCTCGTCTGTTTATGAGGGTTTGTTTAACAGCAAAACCACATTCATAATACTAGGCTCCTCGGGCCGGTTGGAATGGTATCCCCCGGCCGTAGCAGGCACTTTTTACACAAACGGAGTGGCGTCAGCGGCCCCTCTCCCCGCTCTAAATTCTGGCGCAGTCATTACCCGCAAAACTAGCTCGTCTCAGTCTCTAACATCGATCGCAGTGGGACACGAACGCGTTTTTCCAAGCCGCGGGTGGCGCGGCATCATCGCAGAAGTCATCGTCTACGACACGCCTTTGGCAGACGGGGACAGGGAGGCGGTCGAAAATTATCTCGGGACCAAATGGGGCATCACGATCACGCATTGAAGATGAAACGCATCATCCACATCACTGGCGATCAAGTCGTCTCGACCATCTGGCGAGGGGAAGAATACCTCGTCGACGGCCAACCCGCGACGGTAGAGCCCCCTCTCCACCTCCTCACCGACATCGATCGCCCCGCCGGCGCGATCAATACCGCGACCCATCGATTGCGGTTCGTGCCAGCGCACGCCGATCTCGAGACGGGCGAATGGGTGCTCCGCTCGTGGGAGGCGGTCGCGCTGACTCCCGACGAACTCGCCGCCCGCGCCCGCAAAACCTGGCCGAACGCCTCCGCCTTTCTCGGTGAATTCTCCATGCCCGAGCTTGCCGCGATATCGCTTTCCGCTGATCCCACGATTGCCGCCCTGCGCCTTTTGCTCGCCTCGTGGCCATCGGACGTTTGGAGCGACGACGCTCGGATCGTGATGGGCCTCGCCGCCCTCGTCTCTGCCGGCATTATCGACGAGACCCGGTCTGCTGAGATCACCGCCAAATAACACGCATGAAACTCTTCTACGACCTACGCCTAGACCGATTCGTTGCCGCGCCAGGCCAAGACACGCCACTCGCATCCCTGGCTGGCAAGTCGGGCGATTCCGCGACGGAGGTTGTGATTGTATTCGGACGCAGCTCTGACCCGACCGCATCCGCCGCAGCAACCAACAACTGACAACCCGCAACTCTCAACCCTCCCCGCCATGGCCTTCCTCGACCGTCTCCAAACCCTCGGCAAAAAGCTGAAGGATTCAAAGCTGCCCGAGCTGGCCGGCGTGATCCTCGGCGAGACGCCCATTGGCAAAGTCGGCCGCATCATCAAAGGCGCGGCCGAGATCCTCGGCACCGATGCGGATCCCGACGCCATCGCCGAGGCCCTCGAGGGCGCCACGCCCGAGCAACGCGCCGCCCTGCTCGAACTGACCGTGCGCGAGCGCGAGGCCGAGGAGAAAACCGAGCGCGAGATCCAGCGCCAGACCACCGCTCGCCATGCCGCCGACATTCTGAGCGACTCCGCCCTTTCCAAAGCGACTCGGCCCACGCTCTGCATCGGCCTCGTCGCCGCCTCGGTGGCCTACAGCTACGCGATCCTCCTTTTCGTGGTGCTCGGCCAGATCTTCGGTCTCAGCTTGAACCTCGGCGACTTCGCGAAGGAATTGATCATGCACTCCGTCACGGCGCTCTGGACGGCGACGGGGGGTGCTCTCGCCTTCTACTTCGGCGGGCGCACGGCGGAGAAACGCGGCAGCTTCTTCGCCGCCGCCTCGCGCGATTGACAACGCCCCGCGGGCATGTGGATCGCGGCCCTACTCGAACTGATCATCGACGTCTTTTTCTCGCGTCGGATCACACCCACGGAGGAGACCCCCTCGGCGCACCCTCTCGGACCTCGCGAGCATCCCGAGCCGATTGCCGATCCCGTGCCGCCGACTCCGATCGCCGGCGCGCCCGTGCCCGTGCCGGCGGAGATCCCGGCCGATGTGCCCGCGCACCTGATGCTGATCATGGCCGCGATGCGGCGGCTCGGGTATCGGATCTTTGATCTCGATGATGCCGACTACAACCTCAACATCGTGGCGATCCGGAATCCCGAGGCGAGCCTCGATCGCTACGAGTGCTCGCTGGTGATCTTTTGGAAATACGAGGGTGCTTGGCATTCGCGCCGCTGGCCGATCACTACCTTCCCCGGCAGCCGCTACCTGATCGAGAAGCTCCTCTCGCCCAAGGGTGCCGCGATCCTCTGCCCCGGGCAATACCTCGGCGTCTACGCCCTCGATCTGCACGGGGGCCGCTACCGCGCCCTCTGCCAGCGCAACGGCGCCGTGATCGTCTACCGCGACGGCGACAAGGATCGCGTCTTCGACCTCGAGCCGAGCACGATTCAGCAGGGGAGCTTCGGCATCAACGTGCACGCCGCCATCGCGCCGACCAGCTCGAACCAGGGCCACGTCGCCGAGCGCGTCTACGCCAGCAGCGCCGGGTGCCTCGTCTTCCAACGGATGGCGGACTTCGTGGAATTCCGGGAGTATTGCGAGAAGGCGGCCAAGATCCACGGCAATCAGTTTTCCCTGACCCTCATCACCGAGGACGATCTCGAGCCCGCGACGGCTGCGCCTCGGCCGGCCCAGCCCGTGGCCGTCTCCGGCACCGCCTGGAATCCGCCCTACGCCACCGCCGGGGTGCGGAACAAGAATTTGCTCAACGTGAAGGGCACGGGCTGGCTCTACAGCGAGGGGCGCGACAGCCGCGGCCACAATATCTTCCCCACCTACGCGAAAGGCCTGCGCGCGGGCATCATCACCCTGCGCACCTACTGGACTAAACACCAGAAGCGCAGCATCGCCGCCATCCTCTCGCGCTGGGCTCCGGTGACGGACACCATCGGCAGCCTGCCCGGTGCCCCGGCGAATTCGCCGCTCGATTATTCCACCTTCGTGGCGAAGCGGATGCAGGGGATCTCGCCGGTGACGCAGCTGAGCCTCTTCCACGAAGACGGCCGCGTGCGCGATGCCGACCAGCTCTTCGCCCTGGTCTCGGCGATGGCGGCCTACGAGAACGATGCCGCCCTCGTGCTGCCCCGCGCGATCTTCGATGAGGCGCTGAGTCTGGTCTGATCACCGTTCACCGATCACCGCTTTCCCCGACCGCATGAATCAAGAGTTTCTTTCCAGCCTTCACAAAGTGACCCCGATCACCGACAAACTCCTCGCCCTGGCCGGCACCAGCATGGCCGCCTTCCTCACCCTCGGACACGTGCAGACGATGGTCGGGATCACCGTGGGGATCCTCACCGGTCTGGCGATCATCCCCAGGATCGTGATCGGCTACATCGACATGCGCCGCAAGATCCGGCATGCGGATGATGATGAAGAGGTGGGTGGAAGCGAGGAGTGATGCGCTCGTTCGCACGTGCGAACGAGCGGGGAGGGGCTTGACGAGAAAAGGCAGATCCGCCACACTGCCGACAAGATGAGCATGTATTACCTCCATCGCGATGGCGAGACGACGGGGCCCTTCGGACAAGGGCGCATCGCCGACATGATCCGAGACGGAGAGATCTCAGATCAGGATCAGGTGTGTGCGCATGGAACAGAGGAGTGGATCCCGGCGGGATTTGTGGTGCCGGGGCCGCCAGCTGCGCCGGGCAAGCTGCCGCCGGCAGGGATCCGAAAAACGAGACCAATGGCGGGGATGAGCTGGATGCTCTTTCTTTTCGCAATCGTTTCGATGCTGCTCCTGCCTTGGCTGATCGGTGTGACGATCGCGATCCTGATGATCGTCGTGGCCGTGTGTGTCGATCGTCCGCGATACCTCTGTGGGGGATGCGGTAACCGGATCGAGCGGACCTCCCAAATATGTCCGGCGTGCCGGAGGGATTGCTGAGGCTGGATCGTCCGCACGTGCGAACGAGTCGATCACTTCACCAAGGCAATCCCGTTCGTCTTCTCGATGCGGAATTCCCAGCCGCGCTGGCGACTTGTGCGCGTCGGCACGATGATGAGGACGTGGCCGGCGTAGATGGCGATCGGTCGGCCTGCGAGCTGCGCGAGTCAATCGGACTTGTGGCCGGGGAAGGGAATGATCACACCGCGTCGTCTTTTGGGGGGAGATACTCGGTGCTGCGATCGGCGACCTTAAGGGACGCAAGAGGGTTGAATGAGGTGTGTGACCCTGTTGAGTCTTCGTTAGTATCGGCAGCGGCATCGTCGAGGACGTCGGCCGCCCAATCGTAGATGATCTTGCCCTCGAGGAGGGCTGCGCGGTTCCAGGAGGTGAACTGTTCGCGGGTGATCTCGAGAGAGACTCGTTCAGAGGTTGCGGAGACTGGGCTCGATGAGTCGATCTCGCCCATGCGGGCAAGCACCCAGTCTTGAAGATTCTGTGGCACTCCGATGGAGCGCCAGTTTCGAATCGTGCCCGCGCTTTTGCCAAACTTCGAAGCGGCCTCGTTAGGAGTCATTCCGCGGGCATCCATCCACTCATTGAACTGTTTCATGCCCCACAATCACGTTTCGTTAAAAAAAATCAACTGTGCTGTTGACAGAAAATCACGAATCGTTATTCTGTTCACGATCCGTTACCACACCATGACCATCGAATTCGATCTCACCAAGCTCAGCGAGCGCGCCCGCACCCTGCTGCTGATGAAAGCCAACCAATGGGGCTGCACGCCTGCCGAAGCCATGGCCCGCCTCCTCGATGCGGCTGCCAAGCGCGCCAAAGTCTCCAGCCCCGAGCCGCAAGCAGCATGAGAACCAGCAGCAGACCCAACCACCGCAAGATCCGGAAATCGACCCTCGAGATCCGCCAGGAGAAATGGAAACGCGCCGCCCGGCGTGTCGTCGCCACGAGCATGAGCCAGCTCTTCCGCGATGGCGACGTGGTGATCCCCCGCCGCGAAGAGAACATCGGCCGGATCTTCACGGCATCCGCCCAGGAGCGTCTCGCCAAAGCATCCGCCGAGGCGAAGGCGTTCGAGATCCAAGTGTGGGATGAGCCTGCCCAGTCGAATCCAACGCGAACCTTTGCAGCCGGGCGCTACACCAGCGGCAACTGGGAATCCTTTTTCCCGCACCTCTTCCTGATCGGTCTTTTCATCCTCGGCTGCGTCGGGGCGATCCTCGCCATCGGCAAGGCGATCGACGCCTTCGTTGGCCGCTGACCGATCACCGCCCCGCCATGACCGCCACACACCAGACCCCGCCCTCGGCCATCGCGCTGAACCTGCGCGCGATCGACTGGATCCTCTCGCGTCTGGTGCGGCTGCGCGAGCAATTCCCCACCCGGGCCGGCGAGCTGGCCCCGCGCATCGACAGCGCCCTCGACGAGCGCCTCCGCCTGATGCGCCTGCGCGATCTGGCCGTCCGCCCGGCGAGCCACCCCTTTCCCGAGCACGCACACAACTGACGCACCTCAAACCTCAAGAAACGACAGCAAGTATGATCATCGACTCCAATCACATCCCGCCCCACCTGGGCGGCAGCATCATCAAGGCCCTCTGCCATCTCGCCGAAGCAGGCGAGACGCGGGCGACGGATCTGGCGAAGCTGGCGGGCTTTTCCACCGCCGCGGCGACGGGTCTCCTCGACCGTGGCGAAAAGCTCGGCCTGATGGCCCGCGGCCGCACGGCTGACGATCGCCGTGTAGTCACCGCCCGGATCACGCTCGAGGGGCGCGGCCTCGTCGACAAACTGAAACCCCGCAGCGAAGCAGCAGCATGAGCCAGGTGACCCTCTGCGACATCTGCGGGGCCCGCACGGGCTTCCTGCGCACGAAAGTGACGATCGCCAGCCCGGTGCATCCGCACAAGGACGAGCCGATCCACGAGCGTGGGCAGCAGATCGACGCGTGTCTGGATTGCCTGCCCCTTTTGCCGGATCTCGCCACCTCTCACACCCTCGAAGACCTGCAGCGCGAAGTGGCCCGGTGCAACGCCGCGTAGGACTCCGAACAACCCACCGAACAGCATGGCCAAATACAACGCAGCGAAACACACGATCGAGAGCGACGATGGATCGATCACTCTCGCAACCCTTCACCCCAGCGTCCGGGCCGACAAGGGCTTCGAGATCGCGGACTCGTGGCAGGGCCGCCCCCTCCATGATTACGAAATGCTCGAGGAAGACCTCAGTGTCGCCGAGCAAGGTCGGGCCGAATCCCGAAGCAACGCCGAGTGGCACGAGAAGGAGTGTCGCAATCTCGAATACGACAACGATCGATTGAAGATCCGCATCGCGGACCTCGAGACCGAGCTCGCCGAGCTGAAGGAGAAAGGAGCCGCCGCCGCATGAGCCAGCTCACCTTTACCGGAGACGGCAAGGAGATCGCGGCCGCCCTCGGCCATCTCTCCGCCTCGATCGGCAAAAACTCGACCCTGCCCATCCTCTCGTGCTACGCGCTCGAGCTGATCGACGGGCAACTGATCGCCAAGGGCACGGACCTCGATGTGCAACACAGCATCGCGCTGCCCGTCTCGATCGAGAGCGCCGGACCCGGGGCCTGTGCCGCGGCCGGCCTGCTGACCAGTCTGCTCGCCCGCTGCAATGGCGACGGCGCCCGGGTGACGATCGCCGGCGGCCATCTCACGATCGTGGCGGGCGGTCGCAAGGCCTCGATGAATGTCCTGCCCCTGGTGGAATTTCCCGCGACGCACCCGGACTTCGACGGATGGGTGTCGCTGGAGGGCGCGCGCCTCGCCGCAGCGATCCGGGGCATCGCCTTTGCCACGAGCACGGAGGAGACCCGCTACGTGCTGAACGGGATGTATCTCTCGGGCGATGGCCTGACAGTGGCGACAGATGGACGTCGTCTCGCCCAGGTGCGCTACACGGACGCGGATCCGATCCCGGTGCTCGCCGGGGTGATCGTGCCAAACAAGTCTCTGGCTCCGATCGCGGACCTGCTCGAGCGGCATCCCCGAGTGGAGGTGGCCGGCGATGCGAGCGGGATCTGCTTCCGCGCCCAGGGCGAGAGCTACTTCACGAAGGTGATCGAGGGCAGCTACCCGAATTTCAAGCAGGTGATCCCGAATTTTCACCGCCCGGTCCGGGTCTCGGTGGAGCGCCTCGCCATGCAGAAGGCGCTCGCCTGGGCGAAGCTCTACCGCACCTCGAAGGACACGAGCGCAAAGCTGACGGCCCGCGACGGCCACCTGACGATCGAGGTCTTTTCGCCCGAGATCGGCGAGGCGGAGGAGGTGCTGCCCACGGTGCGCGACTCTGGCGAGATGCGGGTGGCGCTGAACATCACCTACCTCGAGCAGATGGTGAACCGCGAGGGCGGCGACTACTTCACGCTCGAATGCGAGCCGGAGACGAGCGATCACAACAAGGGAGTGGTCCTCGGTCCGCTGAAGATCATCGAAGAAAACGAAGACTTCCTCGGCGTGCTGATGCCGATGCGATTGGCACAATGAAAACGCCCGACCTCTACGACACCCTCGGTGTACCTCGCGATGCGAAGCCGCGCGACATCAAGGCCGCCTACCGCAAGCGGGCCGCGGCGGCGCATCCCGACAAGGGCGGCAACGACGAGGATCTGCAGGCGATCAATGCCGCCTGGGAGACGCTGGGGGATCCGGAAAAGCGCCGTCGCTACGATGAGACGGGCGAGATCGCCGGCGCGGCCACGACGATGAGCCCCGGCGAGGCGCGCTTTCTCCAGGCGCTCGATGAGGTGCTGCAAGGCATGCTCTCGGATCACAGCGAGCGGACGGTGAACATCGCCGAAACGGTGAAGCGAGCCCTCGGCCGCGCGAAGCGCAAGACGGAGGAAGCGATCAACGCGATGGAAGCCGCCCTGGCGAAAGTCGAGAAGCAGCTCGGCCGCTACCGGCTCGCGGAAGATCCCGCGACCCTGCGCCCGATCGAGGGCGAGAACTACATCGAGAGCCGCCTCCTCGCGGTAAAGGCCGACATCACGATCGGCATCGAAGGCCTCCGCCGTGATCTGGGCACCTACAGCGACGCGCTGGTGTGCTGCGATCGATACCAGGATGCGCGGCCGGCGGAGAATGTGAGCCGCCGGATGAGTGTCGATTTCTGGGCTCAGTATCAGTCGATCCCTTATTTCACCGCCGAATCATGAGCAGCCTCCTCAAAATCGAAACCACTCCGGTCGGCTCGCTACAGCAGCGCGAGGCGGCGATCTACGTTGGCGGCCTCGAGGCCCTGCGCGAACTGGAGAAACACTGGGGCCTCGTGCCCTGGGATCGCAAGGCGACCAGCAAGCGATACCGCGTCTCGGCAATCGAGGAAGCGATGAAGCGGGCGGAGCAAGGGCAGCAGTCGAAGGGAGGAGCAATCTAATGATCAGTCTCGAAGAAGGCGCTGCGCCGCAGAAGTCTCCGAAGGAGCTACAAGTGGAGTTCATCGAGAACTTGGAGCGGATCCGTGATTATTGGATGGCCGAAGATCGTGTGCCGGAGACGCTGGGAAAGGTCGAGGGCGTGATTTTCAGCATCTTGGTCCTCATCGATGGGATGGCCTGTGATGGCGGTCCTTTTCCGCTTTATGCGATTACGGGCGACGACGAGCCGCTCGTCGCGATCTGGGGCGGACTTCACGATGAGTGGGGTGCCCGCCAGCGCGCGAAACGAAAGAACACCCAAACTGAGGGACCGGCTGAGAGCGGACCCTTGAACCCTGTAAAGACTTATGAATGACCCTGTTGAATCCAACGAAGGAGCGGTAGCCGGTTCCGCTCCAGTGCCTTGTTCTGCCTTCTTGCGCGTCGTCACGGAAGATCGACCGCATTGGTTCCATCTGCTCTGCGGCCCGAAAAGCGTCTCGAAAGTGGAGCTTAAAATCGACAATCAATCGTTCCTCCTCGACTACGAGGCGAACTCCGCGTGCGATGCTGAATGGATGGCCTATCAACTCGGCCTCGCGCTCCGAAAGGCTGGAGTGAGTGTTCGCGGCTGCAGTCTCCATCTCGATCCTGCTCAATGCACCGTCTGCGGTGGGCCGCTCGACAACGGATTCATGACCTGCTGCAAGCCGTGCTCGGTTCGTCGGGTTCATGGGCAGAACACTTATTCACGTCACGGGGGTGACGATAATTCAAAGCCATGAATGAGAAGCAACTCGCTCAAAAAGAGCAAGAACTGACGAAGCTGGCGGACAAAATCCGCGCGAAAGGCTATTCGCTCGAAACGGAGCGATCCTACCTCCCCGCGGTCTCGAAGTTCATTGATTTCATCTGCGATACGAAGTGGCGTCCCTGCACGAGCACCGAGGAGAAGGTCGAGACATTTCTGACGCAGGTGGCTCGCGATGGTGCGGCGGCATCGACACAAAATGCAAAATTTCACGCGATCCTTTTCTACTATCGAGAGGTGCGAAAAACTCCGCTGCAGAATGTGGACGCTCTCCGCTCAAAAACAGGGGAGCACAAGCGACAATCCCCCAGCCGCGAGGACACTGGGAAAATCCTGATGGCGGTCGCAGATGCAAGTGGTTATCCGACTCGACTGATCTGCCACCTGCTTTACGCCTGCGGGCTTCGTGTCACGGAGACCCTCTCGATCCGCCTGAAGGACCTGGATCTCGCCTCGGGCAAGTTGGTGATCATCGGCGGGAAGGGTAAGCAGGACCGTTTCATTAATCTGCCCGCGTCAATCATTCCTAGGCTGACTCAGCAGGTGAAGGCTGCCGAGGCGATCCAGAAGAGGGCGGTGATGGAAGGGGTGCCGGTGAAGCTGCCCCACCTCTACGCAAAGAAGAATCCCCAGTCGGCCTTTCAGCGGCGCTGGTTCTGGCTTTTCCCGCAGTGCCAGCCCTGCATTGATCCTCGCGGAAAAGCCAGGGTCTGGTGGCATTGCCTGCCATCGACGGTTCGCCGCGCCATGCGGACGGCCAATCGCCGCGCCGGCACCGAGGGCATCACCCCACATTGCCTCCGGCATGCTTGGGCGACGCACGCTCACGAGGATGGCGCTCACATGCGCGATCTGCAGGAAGTGCTGGGCCACAAGAATATCGAGACGACCGCCCGATACGTGCGGCCAGATGCCGAGCGGGTGCCGAGTCCGTTCGAAATGCTCTCGATCGTCGCCTGATTCATTAATCCACCGCCGCCGAATGAGTGTCCTCCCTCTGATAACCCACGTAATGCCGAAAGACGGTCTCGACCTCGTCGCCGAGTTCTTTTGCCAGCGTCGTCATCGGCGTGCCGGCGAGGGCATGCAGAGTCGCGAAGGTATGGCGCATGGTGTGGAAGGCCACCCAAGGCAGGCCCTGGGCGGTGGCATGCTCGCGGAAGGGTCGGCGCGCGTCGTAGCGGTAGCGATTCTCCTTTTTGCCGCGGGTCTTCACCTTGCGGCCGGGCTTCCGATCGGGACGCACGAGGTAATCGTGGGGCTGCAGAGCGGGCAGCGGCACGGGGGCCTGAGCCACCTCCTTTCCCTGCCCCTTCTTCCGGGGGCGCATGGGGGCCTCGAGGTAGGCGCTGAGGAAGGTATGGAGCCGTGGAGAGATGCGGATGGCGCGCACGCCTCGCGAGCTCTTCGGCGCGAAGGTGGGCGTGATCTTCACGTGGATCACTCCGGCCTCGAGGTCGATCCAATCGCGGCGGGCCTGATCGATCTCGCGCCGGCGCAGGCCGGCAAAGAAGCCGAGCCACATCACCAGGGCGAGATCCTGACGCCCCTCGGGCACGGTGGTGATCAGTCGATCGCGCTCCTCCTTCGTGCAATACCGCTCGGATCGGGTCGGCAGATCGCGCGGCATCTTGATGCCGGTGATGGGATTCTCCTTGGTAAGGCGCTCGTGCACGGCCCAGGTGAAGAAGGCACGCAAGCGGGCGAGGTAGGCGGAGATCGTCGCCGAGCTGAGGCCTCGCTGCAGCCAGACTTTGTGGACGCGCCGCAGGTCCTCGTGGGTGTAGCTGGAGACCTCGCGATTTCCCAGCAGATCGACTACGGCCGCGAGGACGCGCTCGGTCTCCTGCGAACTGCTGGTGCGGTGGAGTTTCGCCTCGCGCTTCTCAGCGATGAAGCGGGCGCCCTCCATGCGCAAGGTGCCTTTCTTGAAAGCGACGCTCGCATCGGCGAGGAGGGCGTAGTAGGCCTCGACGGCCTCCTCCTCGATCTTCGTGCCCAGGGAGATGGGGCGAGGCCGCACGCCCTTGGCCATCGGTGGCTGGTAGTAGAAGACGCCCGAATCGGTCTTTCGGTAGAGGCCCCGCAGTTTCATGGCTGCTCTGGTAGCAATCTCTGGAAGCAAACGCAAGCCACGGATTGCACAATCCCTGATAAAACGGGCCTTTCAGCATGCCGGTTTTCCACATCGAAAAGGGCTGCGAATTCGGAGGGAGAACCACTTCCCGGCCCTACTGCGATAAGGCCGAGAAGTGGTCGGAACGACTGGATTCGAACCAGCGACCCCCACACCCCCAGATTGTGGGCCGGTGACTACGTGGGCTTGGTAGCAATCTCTGGAAGCAGGAAGGGGGATGCGCGATGAGCGGCTCGAAGCGCTTTTCGGCGGAGGGATCGCCGCTGCATGGGCGGAAGATCCCGCTGGACTGGGCGCGGATGGACACGAATGCGAAGCGCCGGGCTCTGGTGAGCTACGGCTACGCGCAGGATTTTCAGCGGGCCTGTCGGGTGATGGGCCTGCATGCCGCCGCGGTGATGCGTCGCCGGCGGGAACGCAAGGAATATGCGGCGACACGCCGCCACCCGGAGGGGAATGACTGATGGACGACCGATTCGCTGTGACTGATCACGATAGCCGCTTCGCGGGACGCAGGGAGGTGGCGGATGCCAGGACTCCGCTGTCGGCGCTGCTGGAAGGGGAGCCTGAAGAAAAGGAGGCCTCGGCGGCGGTGGTGGTGCGCGCGGCGGCGCGGATCGCGGAACGGGTGGCGGATCTGATGGCGCGGACGGAAGGGGTGGAGATCGACGAGGAGCTGCTGGCGGATTTTCTCCGGAAGGAGATCGACGGGGAGATCCACGAGGTGCGCCTGATCACGACGAGGGCTCTGCTCCGCTATTTCTGGGAGGGGGCTCGCAATCCCTGGGACGCGCTGAAGAAGCTGCTGGCGGCGACGCGCCTGGTGGCGAAGCAACTGATCCGGGGCTGCACGGCGACGCAGGTGGCATGGATCCTCGGGGAGACGAAGGCGGCGACGAGGGCCCGGGAGAAGAAGATGGAGGACTTTTTGAAGGTGTGGGGGGCGAAGAATCCCCACTTCGAGGGGGCTCAGAAGAGCGAGGCGGCAAGAGCGACTTATGCGCGGGTGCAGAAGGGCAACCGCAACCGGAGCAAGGGAACATCCAAACCAAGAACGATACGATGAAAAAAGCAGCAGCAGTGAAGACGACTAAGGCGATGACGAAGGCTCCGACGAAGATGTCGGCAAAGATGGCAGCAAAGCTGGAGCCGGCCTCGATCGAGGAACCGGTGACGATGGCGCCACGCGATCTGGAGACGGACTTGATGGCGGTGGTGGTGGAGGCGGCGCAGGTGAAGGGCTCGACGCCAATCTCGTGGTCGAGGATCTTGGTGATTCTGAAGCTGCCTCCGTATGTGGAGGAGCGGGAGTGGGGCTTGAAGATTTTCGACGCTCTGATCGATCGAGGGATGGTGGAGAAGGGGATGTTGGTGCACGATGCGCCGGAGACGCTGCGCATCCTGGAGGAGGCGGCGAAGGCTCCTGCTCCGGCTGCGGTGGTGGCGGTGCAGATCGCGCAGCCGCCCTCGGCGGCGCAGCTGATCACGGTGCCGATCGGGGAGGTGGTGGTGTGTCCGCTGAATCCGCGGAAGCAGATCCACGAGGCGGACATCGAGGAGATGGCGGACTCGATCATGGAGCACGACATCGTGCAGCCTCCGGTGGCGCGGCCGGGCAAGTATCAGGGGACGTATGAGGTGGTGTTCGGTCAGCGTCGTCTGCTGGGGAAACGCCGGGCGATCGCGAAGGCGAAGGAGGCGGGGGATGCGATCTCGGAGTCGATCCAGCTGCTGGTGCGTGAGATGGACGATCGCACGGTGCTGGAGGAGGCGTGGATCGAGAATCTGCAGAGGGTGGACGTGGGGGTGCGTGATGAGGTGGAGGGCTTCCAGGCAATGCTGGATCTCCGCAATGAGGAGGGCCGTCCGGTCTACACGGTGGAGTCGCTGGCGGCGCGATTCGGGAAGAAGAAGACGTTTGTCTCGGAGCGGCTGAATTTGCAGTTTGTGCCGGAGGAGATGTGGCGGGCGCATGAGGAGGGTCTGATCGGTCTGCGGCAGATGGCTCTGGTGGGCAAGCTGCCAACTGAGGCGATGCGAAAGAAGGCGGCGGGGATGGTGCTGCGTCCGGACCATCGGACGGAGGATGAGCCGCTGACGGTGAGGGAGACGGCGCGGATGCTGACGGAGCATTTCATGCGGTCGCTGCGGGGGTGTGCCTGGGATCAGGCGGATGAGGATCTGGTGCCGGCAATGACGGACAAAGGCGGTCGACGGATCTGTGGCGGGGCCTGTGAGGATTGCCCGAGCCGCACGGGGAGTGCGGCGGAGCTGCAGGGATCGCTGAGCGGGGGCTCGCAGGGTGGCACGGGCAAGGATGCGAACTCGTGTATGATGCCGAGCTGCTATGAGAAGAAGCGCGAGGCTTTTGCGGTGAGGGCGCTGCGGGAGGCGTCGGAGAAGGGATCGAAGGTGCTGACGCCGGATGAGGCGAAGCGTGTTTTCCAATCTTGGGGATCTGGCGGGGTGAGCACGTCGTGCGGGTATGTCTCGCTGGCGGAGTATCCGAGCTACATGGAAACGGGGCACCACGCGGGGGAGGATACTCTCCCGGCCTGGGGTGAGATGATCCGTGGGGTGGATCCGAAGCTGGTGACGGTGGGCCGCAGCCCGATGACGGGGGAGGTGCACTATCTGCTGACGAGGGAGAAGGCGATCGAGCTGGCGGAGCTGTCGCTGAAGAAGTCGGGCTCGGCGTCTCCTTTCGCGAACCGGCCGGGTGTGAGGAATACGCCTTTGGTGACGGGGGATGATGATGATGAGGATGTGGAGACGGATGGCGGCGGATCGAGCAAGTCGACGATGTCGGACTGGCAACTGAAGCACGTGCGCCAGAAGAAGGTGGCGGCGGCTTTGGTCGGGAAGCTGCTGGAGGCGGTGGATCTGCAGAAGGCGCCGCCGGAGGAGGTGATGACGGAGCTGATCCTCGGGACGCTCTGGGAGGAGATGAGCTACGGGGGCAGTCTGATCGCGCACCTGGTGGAGCGTGGGATGCCGAAATTCGACGACGCGGAAGGGGATGACGATGAGAGGGCGAAGGCGTATCTGGATGGGGTGGTGCGTCCGGAGATCGCACGCGCTCCTCTGGCGTGGGCTGCGCTGGCTCTTTTCGAGGTCTACGATCAACTGATCGATCTGGATGTGGCGATGCAGAGTGACGCTCTGCTGCTGGCTCTGAATCTCGATCGTGAGGCGATCGTGGGTGCGGAGGAAACGGCGGAGGATGAGGTGGAGGGCTGAGGCTTTTACCATGATCTCTCTACTGGAACGCGCGGGCCGCTATGTGGCCGCGATGCCTTCGGCTGTCTCTGGATCGAGCGGACACAATGCGACCTATGCGGTGGCGTGTGCGCTGGTGAAGGGCTTCGGCCTCTCGGTCGATGAGGCGCGGCCGATCCTCGCGGAATACAACACTCGATGCATGCCTCCGTGGAGCGAGCGTGAGCTGGAGCACAAGCTGCAGCAGGCGGACAAGACGCAGGATCCGGAGCCGCGAGGCTACCTGATCGGGGACGGTCCGAGTGAGCGGGGGACGCCGGCGGCGGCGAAGCCGAAGAAGGTGTGGCAGCCTGCACCGAAGGCGATGTATGACGCGGATCGGCTGCGGACTTTCGCGGGGCACTGGGCGAAGGAGGTGGATCTGGCCTGGCTGGCGAATCGGAGTGTCTGGGATCCGGCGGAGGTATCGAGTGAGAATTTCCTCGATGCGCTCTACCGATCGAATGAGCGGGTGCTGATGTTCACGGAGGTGGACAAACGGGGGAATCCATGGACGCAGGGTGAGGCGATGTTTCCCCAGGAGGCCTGTCCGAAGGAGGGGAAGTGCGGGGTGTGGTATCTCGCGCAGCCGGTGGACGGTGACTATCACCCGAACCCGAGGACGGCGAAGACGTCGAGGCGATCGGAGGAGGCGGTGATGAGATGGCCTTTTCTGGTGCTGGAGTCGGATGAGGCGCCTGTGCGGGAATGGCTGGGGGCACTGGCGAGGCTGCCGCTCCGGATCTCGGCGATCTACTCGAGCGGTGGGCGGAGTGTGCACGCGCTGGTGCGGGTGGATGCTTTAACGAAGGGGCAATGGGATGACATCGTGCGTCGGCAGATGGCTCCGGGGCTGAAGTTCCTGGTGCTGAATGGGGCGGACAAGGGGGTCTTTTCGGCGGTGCGGCTGACGCGTCTCCCAGGGGCTTTTCGCAATGGGAAGATGACGAAGGAGGGTAGGTGGGAGCGTTTCGCCTCTCCGCAGATGCAGAAGCTGCTCTATCTGAATCCGGATCCTCCGGTGAAGCCGCTGTGCGAAATGTCGCCGCGCCGTGATGTGGTGGAGTGGTGGGCGCAGGAGGCGTCTCGAGGGATCTCGGACTCGGACGAAACGGGCGGGGCATGGCTGCGCGCGGGCCTCGATTTTTACGCTCCGGTGAGTGAACGGATTCGACAAGCTCGTCGTGTCTTGCAGGAGGCCTCCCTATGACCCACGAAAACGACGAGCAACAAACGAGGGAGCAGATCGAGGCGCTGAATCGACTGGCTCGCGAGGAGGCGGGGGCTCTGGTGGAGGACGGTCTGCCGAAGGAGGAGGTCGCGCCGGCTGCCGAGGAGCAGTCGGATGTGCCGAAGATCGTGCTGCCTGGGGAGGGTAGGACGGTGACGTCTTTCGCTATGGAGGCGGGCAATGTGTGCCGGGTGAACGGGGTCTATCGCAGGGACTCGATCCCGGTGGTGGTGAACCGGGAGAGCGGCGGGATCGAGCCGCTGACTCCATCGAAGTTTTGCACGGAGATCGAGGAGGTGGCGCTGACGTGTGTGCAGAAGGTGATCAAAATGGATGGACAGGAGATCGTGCTGGAGCGTCCGAAGACGATGACGAAAGCAACGGCGGAGGTGACTCTGGCGGCGGATGCTTTCATCTATCGGCTCAGGAAGCTGGAGCGGGTCAATATGGTGCGGCAGCCGATCATGCGGAAGGACGGCCGGATCGATCTGCTGCCGATCGGCTACGATCAGGAGAGCGGTATTCTGACGATGCCGAATGAGGTGGAGATCGCGACTCGGGATCGTCTGATGGAGCTGGATGAACCGAGCCGCAAGCAAGCTCTGATGGGCTGTGCAGCGGTGATCCGGAGCCAGCTGAAGGAATTCCCTCTGGTGTCGGAGCTGGATATCGCGGTGCAGGTCTCGGCGATGATGGGATTCTATGGATCGCTGCTGCTGCCGCACGAGAAGCAGCGGCTGAATTTTGTCTACAAGGCGAATAAGCATCGATCGGGGAAGACGCTGCTGATCAAGACGGCGATCGTGCCGGTGATGGGCAAGGCGATCGTGCAACCTTTCCCCAGGGAGGTGGCTCGCCTCGACGAGCTGCTGAACTCGACGGTGCTGGGCGCGAAGAGCTACCTAGTGCTGGATGACATCGTGGGCTTCCTGCGGTGTGAGGCGCTGAACGCTTTCCTGACGGCTGCATGGTGGGGCGGGCGTATGATGCACACGCAAAGGACTTTCGAAGCGAAGCAGCAGGCGACTCTTTTCCTGAGCGGTCACGAGCTCACGCTGAGCCCTGACCTCGCGGGGCGTTTCCTGGAGTGCCGGCTGCACGTGGAGGTGGCTGACTCGACGGAGGCCCGGGTGAAGCGTCCGATCGATGACGAGTATTTATCGAGGAAGGATGTCCGCTCTGAGCTGCTGAGTGCCCTGCACACGATCATCGTGCTGTGGGATCTCGCTGGCAGGCCGAAGGGCTCGACGGTGCGCCCTGGCTTTGAGGAGTGGTCTCGGATCTACGGTGGGCTGGTGGAGTTTGCGGGCTTCGTGAACCCATGCTCGAAGCGTCCTGATGATGAGGGCACGGATCCGGAATTCGATGACATGCTCGCTTTGGTCAAGGATCTGGTCTCGAGCTTCGATGAGGGCGACAAGCTGAAGGAATTCACCTTTGCCCAGGTGATCGAGCGATGCGTCGACCTGAAGGCTTTTGCCTGGGCTGTCGAGGGGCAGTGGAAGACGGAGAAGGACTCGGGAGAGCGATGGTTCCAGATGTCGAAGAAGGCCGAGTCGAAGATGGGCTGGCTCTTTGGGAACAAATACGGCGACACGATCTTCCAGCTCGGCGACGGCCGCCGTGTGCGCTTCGGCCGACAGGGCAAGAACCGCCAGCGGCGCTACGTGCTCGCCCTGATCTGATCTCGTCCGCACGTGCCGACGAGCCACCCAGTCAGCTCGATGTCCGAGCGACTGGGCCTACCTCGACGCGACCCTTGCCGCGTGCACAGGTGACCGCTCGAGGTGCACACGTTGGCAAGGGTCGGTCGCCGTTTCGCTGCCTTTTCTCGTTCATGACCTCCTCGACGTCCGCCTTCCTCCCCTCGCCCTCCCTAAAATACAGGAATGAGCGCAAGACCTGTGCAGACCTATACGCGACCTGTGCGGAAACCAATCGGGCTGGAAGCCTTATTCCACAGACGTTTGCGGAATCAGAGGCTGAGCTAAGCATACCTAGACATAGGTCTACAGGATTCTATCTATAAAATTATCTCACTAGAGTGAGAGGTTTTCCTAAAACCACCGCCAAGGTTCGCCGAGAGGGACGATCAGCGCCCCGCGCGTCCCCGAAAGGCCCCCCATGCAAGGAATCTCTTCGCGCGACGTCCCCCGCGACCGGGTAAACGTCTCGCAGGGGGTTTTTGAGCGGGGTGTTGAATGTTGAAATGTCCCTTCGGGCTTTGACATCGGGGCTCGGGAGTGTCTGAGATGCCCAATGAGCTGTTCGGGTTGGAGCCGGAGGCGGGTGCCTCGCGGCCGCGGTTTGCTTTGCGCGTCTACGCGGAAAGGATCTGGCCGGACAAGGATGTGAAGAGCAGCGTCCGGAAGCTGAAACGATGGCAGGCCAAGGGCCGCGAGGCGAAGGATCCGCCGCCGCTCGATGACCTTTCCCAGATCGCGACCTGGTATGAGCGCCATCACCGCTATGAGTCGGCGCCGGCGGAGCTGAGACGGTTCGAGACGAAGACGACGCCGGTGGTGGAGGTGGTGACTGATGACGTCGAGGAGGATGACCAGCTGCCCTCGATGACGCTGGACATCAACGGCGACTTCAGTGCCGACGAGGGCCTGCGCCAGATCCGAGCCCTGGTGAACGCGACCTACCAGCAGATGGAGATCGCGCTGAAGCAGCGACATACAACGAGCTATCGGAGCCTCCGGCGCGAGTGGCAGGCCCTGATCAATACCCAGCGGCAGTGGGAGAAGGACATCCTGAAGATCCAGGAAGGGAAAGGCGAGGTGCTGCGGACGCGGGTGATCAATACGGAGCTGGTGCGGATCATGACGACGTCGGGGCAGAGCTTTTTCAATGCACTGATGAAGGTGTTGCAGGATCACGCGCAGCAGCTCGCGCCGGAGGAGCAGCGGCGGATCGCGCTCGAGCATAGGGACATCATCTTCAGCCACCTGCGCGGGACGCGCTTCGAATCGGCATGGACCTCGGACTGCCATTGATCGGGACGCCGGAGCGCGACTTCCTGGTGGATCTGGCGGCGGACTGCTTTCAGCCGACACCGACCGAGCCCGGGTGGATGTGGGCGAAAAAGAATGTCTGGCTCGATGAGAAGCAGTCGGCCACGCCGATGTATTATGATCCGGAGGCGACGCCCTGGGCGAAGGAGTGGCACCTGATCCCGCTGCAGCCGGAGACGCGCGAGGTGGTGATCATGAAGAGCAGCCGCTCGGGTGCGTCCGAGGCCTGGCTGAATGTGCTGAGATGGATGCCGCTGCACTGGCCGGGAAATGCGCTCTTCGCGATCAACAGCCGGGACAAGGCGAAGGAGGTCTCGAAGAAGCGGATCCTGCCGACGCTCGCGGCGACGGCCGGGGCGCAGATGCCGGAGGGCCGCGACGATCTGGCGACGCTGCTGATCTCGCTGAAAAACATGGACATCATCGTGAGCGGATCCGGCTCGGCCGGTCCGTTCATGGAGGCGTGGTATCGCCTGATCGTGCTCGATGAGCTGGAGAATCACCAGCAAGATCAGGAGACGACGACCTACGATCGGTCGAGATCGCGCCAGGCGACGGTGCCCGACGGGAAGCTGGTGGCGATGAGCAAGCCCGAGCTGGCCGGCGGGATCATCGATCTGAACTACATCCGCGGCACGCAGGAGAAATGGATGGTGCCCTGCCCGCGGTGCGAAAAGCGGATCGAGCTGCTGCTGCCGTTCCTTACCTTCTCGCATTGTAAAGACCTGGCCGCGGGATGGGACCTTTCGCGGGTGCTGAACGAGACCTACTACCAGTGCCAGGAGTGTGGCGGCCGGATCGACGAGCGCGAGAAGCGGTTGATGGTGAACGCCGGCGAGTGGATCCCGACCCCGCTCGAGAAACGGAGACGCCCGCCGAGCGGGAACATCGTCGCCCCCGAGCCCGGGGTGAGGAGCTTCCACATCTCGGATTTCTATTCACTCTTCCCGGCGGTCTCGTGGGGCTTCCTCGCGAAGGAGTATCTGACCGCCTACGTGATCGAGCCGAACGAGTCGCGGCAGAAGTATTTCCGGACGAACCACGAGGGCTTCCCGTGGGATCCGAAGGAGCTGAGCCTCGACGAGGACGTGATCCTTGCCCTGCGCGGCGGCATCGTGGAGGAGCGGGCCGAGAGGAAAGTGGTGATCGGTCGGGCCTACGAGACAGCCTACGTGGGGCGCGAGGTGCATGCCCCGCTGCCCTTCCGGCCGAGGCTCCTGACCGCTACCTTCGACAAGCAGGCGGACTGCTACAAATACGGGGTGGTCGCGTGGATGGCGGACGGGCAGGCCTTCGTGATCGATGCGGGGAAAGTGGCCGATGACGACGAGCTGCTGCAGATGCGCGAGCGGCCCTATTACATCGAGGGATTCGCCGAGCCTGCCTACATCTTCAGCGGGCTGGTCGATTCGGGGAACTGGACGATGGACGTCTACCGTCTCTGCCTCCGCGCCCAGGCGCTCGGCTGGGAGCTGCATCCCTCGCGCGGATCCGGGTGGACGAGCGACTTCCAGGGAAAGACGCTGCACTACTGGCTGGACTACTGCGACCAGCAATCCCTCTACGTCCGGAAATTCCACGACGACCGGATCAAGAACGACTTCTACTTCGGGAAAGTGATGAAGCGCAGCGATCCCCGGCTGTGGCTGCCCACCAATATCAGCCCCGAATTCTGTGCCGAGCTGCGCGCGGAAAAGAACATCGTGAAAATCATCAACGGTCGCCCCGTGCAAAAGTGGGTGCACGACAAAGCGAAGCACGGCCCGAACGACTTCGGCGACGTGATGAAGCAGCAGTATGTGATCTACCAGGAGATCAAGGAGGATCTGGCGAACCTCCCCGACCTGCCCTACGTCGAGGCGCCTGTCGCGTCCCCGGCGGGGTGACGTTTGACACCCCGGCCGCCCTCGATGGCGGCAGTCGATCTACAAACCTTGGCCTCGGGCTTCCTCCGGCAGGCGCGGCTCCAGGCCGTGCCGGCATCGACATGGCTGCATCAACTGAATGCCAAGGCCGTGACCGCCCTCGCCGCCGGCGACACCTTCGTGATCGCGACGGGATTTGAGGGGGGCAGCTCGTCGATCGAGCGGCGCTTCGATGCCCAGCAGCTTTTGCAGGTGACGGAGATCTGCCTGCGAACCCTCGAGGCCGAGGCCAGCACCGGTGGCTCCGCCGATGGATCCAACCTTCACGCCGACTTCAGCGAGCGCCGCTCGGTCTGGGGATAAACGACCATGTCCCGCCGAGCCCGCAACCGCCAATCTTCGCCTTCGTTCGCACGTGCGAACGAAAATCCTCTCGCCGCCCCGGCCCTCGCCGAGCGCGACCTGACGCCCAGCGCGATGATGGGATCGTTCACTGGGGCAGAGTGGTCGCGCGACCGGGGCTACGTCTATTTTCCCACCCTCGAGAGCGAGAAGGAGGTCGACTCGTGGAGCCGCATCGAGCTGATGAAGCGGACCCGCGCGATGTATAACGGGATCGGCTACGTGCGAGGCCTCATCAATGGGATCGCCCGCATGGTCTGCGGCACCGGTCTCGCGGTGCAGCCGATGACGAGCTCGCCGGTGTGGAACCGCAAGGCCCAGGCCGTCTTCGCCCGGCGCACCGCCTCGCGCGAAGTCTTCCACCTCGGGCGGAAATACTCCTTCCCCGCCTCGCAGCGCGCCGTGATGCGCGCCATGCTGAAGGATGGCGACTGCCTCGGCGTCCTTGCCCGCACCGAGACGAATGCGCTGCGCGTCGCTCTCTACGAGGGGAACCAGATCGGCAATGGCTCGATTGATTCGAAGGGCCTCGTCGATGGCGTCCGACTCGATCGCCACCGCGGGGCGATCAGCTACCGCACGGTCTCCCTCGCTGAGAATGGCACGCAAAGCCACGTCGACATCCCGGCCCGCGATTCCCTCTTCATCGCCGACTTCGAGCGGATCGGCCAGGCCCGTGGGGTGAGCTGCCTTTACCATGCGGTGAACCGCATCCTCGACCGCGGCGAGATCCTCGCGGCGACGACGAAGGGCATCAAGCTCTCCTCCCAGATCGGCTACGCGATCGAGACGGATGCCGGATCGCCAGGGCCGCAGCCTGGAGCCCTCGCCCCGCGTCGCCCCCAGACCACCGTCGAGCTGGCCAATGGTCGGAAGGTGACCCTCGAGAAACTCGCCGAAGGCGGCGAGATCGAAAGCCTACAGCCCGGGCAACGGCTGAAGATCGTCCACGATGGCCGCCCGCATCAAAATACGACGGGCCACCTCGACGCCCTCGTCCGCGACGTCTCCCTCGGCACCGGCTTTTTCCCCGAGGTCCTCTACAATGTCGCCGGACTCGGTGGGGCGAATACCCGCTTCGTGATGGCCGGCACCCAGGGCCGCGTCGAGGAGCTGCAGGAGACCCTCGTCGAGACCTACACCGCCCCCGTCTACCTCGCCCACATCGCCGACGCCATCGCCGAGGGCGAGCTCGAGTTTCATCCCGAGTGGTTCCTTCACACCTGGCTCACCCCCGCCCGCCTCACCGTCGACTTCGGGCGCGATGGCAAGCTCTACATCGAGCAATACAAACAGGGTATGATCACCCTGCGCACCCTCTACGGTTGGCGCGGTGAAGAGTGGCGGCCCGAGATCGACGACTACCTCGACGAGCGCGCCTACATCAAGGAAGGCGCTGCGAAACGCGGGCTCACCATGGCCGAGGCCATGCCTGCCTTCTTCGGCACCAATGTCGGCGCCCAGCCCGAGCCCGATGCCGACGACACCGAGGATCCCGAGGACGATCCCGACGACGAGGACGACACCGATCCTGAAGAAGACGACGCATGAACTACCCGCTCCTTTTCAACGCCATCTACTGCGAGCCGCTCTGCATCGAGCAGGGCGTCTTCCATTCTATCCACGCCACCTTCCTGCCCCGCGTGATGGGTGGCAAAGGGGCCGAGCTCGGCCAGGTGCAGGCCGCCGAAAAGCCCACCGTGAATCCCGGCAGTGGCCGCCGCAATGCCAAGGCCCGGCCCATGATCGATTACGAGACCGGCCGCATCCTTGATGGCCGCTTCTACTCCACCGTCGAGGGTCGCCCCGAGATCGCCGTCGTGCCCGTCTACGGCATCCTCGCAAAAAACGCCGGCTTCATCGAGGAGGCCTGCCAAGGCATCACCGACATCAACGGCATCCAGCACGCCATCGCCCAGGCCGCCGCGGCGAAAGAAGTGAAGACCCTCATCCTCGACCTCGCCACCCCCGGCGGCCAGGTGACCGGCATCCCCGAGATCGGCGCCATGGTGCGCAGCATCACGAAGATGAAGGGCAAGACCGTCTACGCCTTCAGCGATGAGCGGTGCTGCTCCGCCGGCTACTGGATCGGATCGCAGGCCGACGAATTCTACACCACCCCGAGTGCCACGATCGGCTCGATTGGCACCTACCTCGCCTGGCTCGATGAGTCCGTGAAGATGCAACTCGAGGGCGTGCGTCTGGAGTTCTTCGGTGCGGGCAAACACAAAGGCATGGGCCTGCCCGGTAAAGCTCTCAGCCAAGAGGACCGCGCCCTGCTGCAGACCCGCGTCGAGCAGATCAATTGGTGGTTCACCTCCGCCGTCACCGCGGCCCGTCCCAAAGTCGCCGACGAGACCATGCAAGGCCAGACATTCAACGGGCCCGAGGCCGTCGAGCGTCGCCTCGCTGATGGGCTCGTCTCGAGCTGGAGTGAGTTCCTTTCCCTGATCTGATTTTATGCGTATTGGAAAAGGTTACAGAAACGGCGAAGGGCTTCTTTTTAAACTCTCGATTCCCTTACTTCCTCCGTGCGAGGTCACCCTTGCCAAAGTCGATAATCCCGGCGAGCGGCAGCCGCACTGGTATGTGAATCACGAGGGCGAGCGGTGTGGTGCCCTTTGGCGGCGTGTGCCGAAAAATGGCGGCGAGGCATTTCTCTCTGGTCAGATCGAGTCGCCTGCCTTTCCCGGCGGAAAGATCGACGTCGCTGTCTTCAATTCCAAAGAGACCGGCCACCTCAAGGACATGACGTGGCGCCCCTCTGAAGATCGGCGCGAGGCCTCACCGCCCGCCTCCGACAGCGGATCCGCCGGCGAGACCCGCGGCAGCGATCACCGCGGCGGAGAGGACGACGACGACATCCCCTTTTAATCCCATGGAGACACCCCTCCAGCTTGCCTCCGCCGCCCGCGTTTCCTGCCACCTTCTCGAGGAAGAGATCGCCGATCTCGTCAGAAAACCAAGCCCGCTCCGTGGGAAACGCCTCGCCGATCGCTGCGCCCAGATGTGGCAGCGCATCGATGCCATGGCCGGGAGGATCGAGGATCAGCAGGCCGAGATCGAGCGATTGCAGATCGCCCTGGCTGCGCCCGTCGCAGCCCCGACCACCGTGCCCGTGCGCATCATCGAGACCGTCGCCCCGACCGCACCCGTCCGGATCGAGCCCGCTACCGTCACCCTTTCCGATTCGCCTATGCCTTCGCCGACCCATCGCCCGCCCGGATTTGATCGCGTGCGCGCGAGACTGCGCAGTCGGCCGAATCCCTGTGCGATGGTCGAGCTGCCCGAGGATAGACCGAAGCTGACCAAGGCAGGCCAGCCGCGCCACAAAAACCGGCCCGCCAGCGATAACCGCGAAGGCAAGCTGAAAGGCTGCGCTGATCACGGTCACGAGATCGCCACCTGGCGCGCCATCGAGCAGGCCTGGCTGGAAAAAAAATTCGATCCCGAGGGCGAGTATACGCACATTCAGATCCGGCAGATCATCGACCGCTTTCCCGGCTGTCTGGATCACCTCTGCCTCACCCTCGCCGAGCACCGCAGTCTCGTGAAGATGATCCACGTCGAGTCGCACCGCTGGCGATTCGCGGATCGATTCGCCGCGCCGGTTTGACACCTGGGCGCGCTTTATCATTTCCGACACCACCTATGAAATTCGCCTCTCTACTCGCCATGTCCGCGCTCCTCTGTGAGGAAGCGAACGAGAATCCCTCCGCCGGTGGTGCCCCCGCCGTGGAACCACCCAAAGCCGACGACGATCAAAAGCTGACGATCGGCCAGCGGCTCTCCGCCGCCATCGCCAGCAAGGCCACGCTCCAGGCGACCATCGCCGAGCGTGATGCCAGCCTCGCCGAGCACGCCGCCACGATCGAGCGACTCACCGGTGAGCTCGCCACCGCGAATGCCGCCTTGGCTGCCGCCAACGAAAAGATCACCGCCCTCGAGGCTGATGCCGCTGTCGTCGACAAGGCGCTGAAAGCGTCCGAGGCCGAGGCCGCCGGATTGAAGGCCGAGCAAACCACCGTCGCCAAGAAAGCGCAGGAGACCGTCGCATCGCTCGGCTTCTCCGCCGCCGCACTGCCCGCCGCCGCCGAGGTCGACCCCGCTGCCGCGGTGCCCGCCACCCGCGCCGAGCTCGAAGAGCAGATGGCGAAACTGCCCACTCTGCAGGAGCGGGCCACCCTCCTCAGCCGCTACGAAAAAGCCCACGCTGCGGCGTGATTTGACAGACGCCCCTCTGTATTCCCGCAACTGAACCCACTCTTTTTTCCACACCTCAGACCCCGCTAAACCATGGCCAATACCATCGACTCCTCCCTCCAGCTCACTGAGGTGCTTACCTCTTCGATGCGCGCCCTCAAGCGCAAGCTGTTGCCCCTCCGTCAATTCTCCACGGTCTACTCGGACGTGAAGCTGAAGGGCGACGGCACGATGTCGATCCCCTACTACCCGCTGGCCTCCACCGGCACCAGCGTCACCCGCGCCGCGAATGGCAGCCGCAAGGCCCTTGCCTCGAGCACCGCGACGAACGCGAAGACGATCGACAACTTCACGAACAAAGTGCAGGCGATCAGCTTCACCGCCACGGAGAAGGCCCGCCAGCCGATCTTCGACCCTGTGATGCACGGCATGCTGAAGGGCGAGGCTCTCGCCTACGACATTCTCGCCGACATCTTCGGCGCCGTCCGTGCCGCCGACTTCGACAGCACCACGATCGACGCCGTCACCGCGGCGAACTTCGACGAAGACGAGGTGGCCGATCTCCGCAAGATCTGCGGCGAGGAGTTCTGGCCCGAGACGGGCCGCAGCCTCATCCTGAACCCCGCCTACGGGTGCAACCTGCTGAAGCAGCCCCAGATCATCGACGCCTCCATGCGTGGCGACGGTGGCCGCACCTTCCGCGATGGCGTGATCGGCAACGTCCTCGGCTTCGACGTCGTGGAGACCGCCGGGCTGAACAGCAACAACGGCACCGCCATCACCTCGATCACCGGCGAGGCCGACACCGAAGTGATCACCGCCACCGCCCACGGCTTCGCCGTCGGCGATCGCGTGCTCTTCCCCGCTCTCACCGGCGGCTCCGGGCTCACTGCTGCGACCACGCCTTACTACGTGATCACCGTGCCCAGCGTGAACACCTTCACCGTGTCTGCCACCGTGGGTGGCTCGGCGGTGAATTTCACCACCGACATCACCGACGGCTCGGTGCGTCTCTACGAGAACATCGGCGGCATCGCCGTGCTGCCCTCGGCCCTGCTCGTCGGCTTCGCCCCCGTGCCTCCGACCCCCGCGATCCGCGGCCAGCTCTTCGATTACCAGGAGCTCGTCGATCCCGAGACCGGTCTGGTGCTGCAATACTACCACTTCGCCGACGCCGACACCGACGAAGAGATCCAGACGATCGAGTGCCACTACGGCTTCGGCCTGGGCGACACCGATCAGCTGAAGATCATCCGCACGCTCTGATCCGTGCCGCTCCACCCCGACTGAAACGCCGCCCCGATTCCCAGCATGAAAATCGCCATCCTCCTCGTCCTCGCCGAAGACCGCAAGAGCGGTCAGACCATCACGCCTGTGCTGCCGCTCGACGAGGCGAAAGCGCAATTCAAAGCGCTGAGCGAGGCTGGCGTCTCCCCCGTGCCCGGCCTGCCCGTGCTCGAGCTCTGGGAGGGTCGCGTGAAAAGTCGCCGCCTCAAAGGCACCCGCTCTACCGCTTCGCTCGAGGTCACTGCTGCATCCACCGGAGCCGGAGAGGGTGACCTCTCCGGCGAAGGTGGGGCGGGCGACCTCCTCTCGATCGCGTCTCACGGCGAGGTCAGCGGTGGCCCCACTCCCGGCTCCATGGCCCCCAAAGGCAAAGGCAAAGGCAAGTAAGCGCCGGCCATGCACGCGAGCATCGCCGAGGCACAGCAGGCGGCAAAGGATGCCGCCCTCGCCGCCATCGTCGAGCGGTATCCCGCGACGGTGGAGATCGACAGCCAGACGCCCGATGCCGGGGCCCAGATGGGCAGCGAGGGCTACGCCTTCGACCAGGCCGGGCACGCCGAGCTGGTGCAACAGGCCAGCGTCGCCTTTCTGAAGACCGCCTTCACCGGCACGCCTGTGCGCGGCCGATCCCTGACCATCGACGGTCGCGGCTTCCGCATCGATTCCGTCGCCGGCCACCTCGAGGCCGATCGCCACTGGTTGCTTCGTTGCAGCCGCACCCCCGGAGCCGACGAATGATCACTGAGATCGAGACCGCCCTGGCCGAATACCTGACCGACGTCCTCGGTGCCGACACGGCACTGGACACCGCCATTGATGCCGCGCGCGTCACTGACACCGCTCTGCCGGATCCTGCCTGGACGGCGCGGGCCGCGACCTCGCAGGGCAGCGCCCCGAAAAACAAGACCCTCGTCGCCGTCGCCGCGGCGGCCTCGCCCCAGGTCTACGACGAGCTTCGCAATGTGATCGTGCACATCCACATCATGACGCCCGCCGAGCCTGTCGCCCTCGGTGGATTGCACACCCATTTCGAGCAGGCCATCGAGCGCGCCTTCTCCGCCATCGATACCCCCACCGTAGCCGACGACATCGGCGACGCCATCTCCGCCCGCCTCACCGACTGGGATGGCGGCGGCATCGTTGCCAAAGGCTGGCAGCCCGGAAGGGAAGGGGGAGCGTATGCGCCGCATTTCGAAGTCGAGATCGGGCTCGTGCGCGCGACCCCGTAACCACTCTTCCACATTTGACACCCTCCGCACACCATGTCCGCACACCTTGGCATCACCTCCACCATCGCGACCGTCTACGGCCCCACCCTCGCCTCTGGCACCGTCGCCGATGATTGCATGAAGACCACCAGCGTCGAAGTCTCCGAGGTGCTCTCGGCCTCGAGCGGCGCGATCATCCAAGCCGATCCGGTGAACATCGCCCGCGTCGAGACGAATGTCTCCGGCGAGGGGCCGCATAGTCTCGCCCTCACCGCTGCAGACATCGCCACGCCCTCGACCCTCACCGTGGTGAATGTCGAGATCACCGAGACGCCGAACGCGCGCTGCCAGTTTTCGATCCGCAGCGCCGGCGTCACCACTTTCACCGATGATCCCGCGACGCCCTCGGAAGTCGGGGCCGAGCCGACGATCGCCGATCTGAAGGTGAAGTCGGTGACCTACTCGATCGTCGAGAGCATGCGCCGCAGCAGCTCGCTCGAGGACAAGGTGCTGGTCGGCACCGATGGCGCACCTGCCGCCCGCGGCACGATCACCCCTCGCCGCACCTTCGCCATCGCCGGCCGCGGCGACAAGCCCGCCGGGCTCGTCCTCGGATCGGGCGGTGCCGAATTCGTCGGCGCCACGACCGGCAAGGTGATCGCCCTTTCCGTGATGGAAGGCGAGAAGCGCGCCGACTGGAATCGCTACTCCGCCGAGGGGCAGCATTACCTGGCCGCGTGATGGCTGCGTCCGCGCACGCCGGCGTCGCCACCGTCGCCTACGAGGAGCCGCTCTCCGGGCTAGTGCCCATTCATCTCCCCGAGATCGCCGCGATCCACTGGGTGGGATTCCGCCTCGTGTCGCCGCCCGAGTGCGCGATCGAGAATCTCGTGGTCGGAAAGACGCGCCTGCCGCAATTCAAAGATGCGAAGCAGGGCGAGCTGACCCGTCTGGTGCGTCTGCACTTCCTGGCGCGCACGATCGACTTTTCCGGCGAGAAGCTGAGGCTGGCCGAGTGGGTCGCCAAGTGGCGCGAGGATGCCGCCCTGCGCCGCGTCGTCACCGGACACGCCGCGTATGGGAAATGGATCGACGCCCTGACGGCACGCTTCCAGGCCGAGCCGCTCGTGGCGATGGCGGAGGAGGGAGTGAGGAGCTGCTTCGGGCAGGTCGGCGGGGATCCCGCGACGCTGCGTGATTTTCACCGGATGATGGATTCTTGAGAGTATGACCGACCTCGACCGCGCCTTGATTCTCCCTTTCGCCTGGTTCCCGCCGGATACCCGGCTCTTTGACCGGGATCTGCGCAGCCTCTCGCTTTGCTCGCACCAGGCGGTGAAGGTGATGGGGCTGCGGGTGCTGGATCCGCTGGCGGTCTACGAGGATCCGCTGGATGAGATCCGCGAGGTGCTGGCCTACGTTTGGCTGCACGCGGCGCCGATCGATGAGATCTCGCGCGCTCTCTGGGACGGAGGCTGGCGCGGAGCGATGACCTACGAGGAGAGCAGCCAGGCCGGCACGCTGGCCCTGATCAGCGAATGGCGCGCGCACCGGGCACAGATCCTCGGCCTGATCGCCGCCACCGAGATCCGGATCCGCCCGAAGCCGCGCGGCCCGAAGGATCCCGCCGACGACACGCCGCCCGATGTCGTGAATCCCACCCTGCTCTCGGCCCAGATCGTGACGGTGGCGGAGGTGCTCGGCGAGTCGCTGGAGTATGCGAAGTGGCACGTGCCGCTCTGGGAGGCATGGCAGATCTATCACGTCGATCGCCGCCGCGAGGGACGCTGGACGATCCGGGGCCGCGACCGCAGTGTGCCGGAGGAAACCTTCGAGGATTTCTCCCTGGCCGCATTGACTCCTGCGCCCGGGCAGGATGATTGAAGACGGGATCACGATCCAAAGCGAAACCTTTGCGCAGGATGTCGGCACGTTTGCCCTGCTGACGGGCCGCAGCTTCGGCGAAGAGCTGAAGGTGCAGGGCAAGGGTGTGCTCTCGGAGCTGATCAAGGTGACCCCTCCATTCAATCAGTTCAACAAGGGCGCCGCGGCTGCTCAGCGAGCCGGAGTCGGAGCGATCCGCCGAGACCTTGCCGGTGGTGGCCACAAGCGGGGGCAGCGCCGCGCCGGCGTCTTCGCCGTGCTGCGCGACTCGACGATCGACACGGCCCTCGACACGGGCGTCTACGAGAATCAAAGCGTGCGGCTCTTTGCTCGAAAGGATGGCACGGTGTGGGGCACGGAGACGAACACCTTCAAGCCGTCGATCTCGATGGGCGAGATGCGATCGCACCACAAGCGATATTTCAAGAACGGCAAGATGTCCTCCGCCGGCAGCTACGAGCGGAACATCGGCCGCTGGCGATTCATCGACCAGTTCGTGATCCGGCGATCTTCCTTCGAGCGATACCTGAAAACAATGGATCCGCGTGTCGGATTCCTCGGTGGTGGCTTCCGCTCTGCTGCGATGGGCCTGGGTGTCGGCCTGCCCCGCTTCATGGCCCGGCACGGCAGCGCCCCCGGCGATCTGCGCATGCAGCTCGAGGGCGACGATCTCTACATCATCATTCGCAACGACGTGCGCTACGCCTCGCAGATGGCCGACCTCGTCCGTCGCGTCGACTGGGCGATCCGGGCCCAGCAGCGCAAGATGGAACGGCAGGCCCCCTACCTGCTGCGCCGCCACCAAAAACTCATTAACTGACCCATGGCCATCCAAGCAGAACTCCGTCTCGGCATCCGGGACTTCAACGCCAACCTCGATCGGGCGACGCAGAATGTGCGTCAGAAAGCCGGCGAGATGAAACGCGAGGGCGGTGGGGTGGGTCGATCGCTGGCCGATGGCATCAAGGGGGCTCTGCCGGCGATTTCCTTCGCCGCGCTCGGAGCCGGGATCAAGGCATCGCTGCAACGGGCCGACGACATCGCTGATCTGAAGATCGCCCTGGGCGAGACAGCGGAGACGCTGCAGCGGGTGGACTACGCGGCGCAGCAGACGGCGAGTGTCGGGGTGGAGGATCTGGCGAAGGCGATGATCAAGCTCGAGAAAAACCTCGGCGATCTCGACAACAAGGAGGCAACCGAGGCGCTCGCGAATTTCGGGGTGACGGCGGCTGAGCTGGCGCGGATGCCGCTGGATGAAAAACTGATCGCGCTGAGCGGTGCCTTTCAGAAGGCGCGAGCCGAGGGCACGGGGGTGAAGGACATCATGGACCTGCTCGGTCGATCAGGGGCGAGCCTGATCCCGATGCTGGCGCAATCGGAGGACGCGCTGCGCGATCTTTTTGAAGGTGCCCCCGCGGTGGCTGATGAGCTGATTGACCGGATGGCGGTGCTGAACGATCAATTCGACGGGCTGGTGACGAAGGCGAAGTCGTCTGGCATCGGCATTGTCGGGGCATGGGGCGAGGTGGGCACCTTTCTCGCGGATCTGGCCAGCAGCGGCAGCCTGGAGAAAGCCTTGCTGAATTTCGACGATCGTCAGATCGAGGCGCTGAAATCGATCACCTCGCAGCGCGATGGCAAGGACGCCCAGGCCGAGGCCCTCGAGCGCCAGCAGGCGGCCGCCGCCGCGCAGGCCGCCGCCGACGAGCGCGAGAAGGCGGGCGAAGAGGCGGAGAAGAGCATCGCCAAGATCAAGGACGAGCTCGAGGCGGAAGGCCTCGACCTCCTCCCCGATGATGAAAAGATCGCGGCGCTGCAGGCGAAGCTGGAGAAGATGCTGCAGGACACGGTGGGGCTCTTCAGTCTGAATTTCGAAACCTCGACGGCGGGACTGGAAAAGCTCGCTCTCGCCCGCGAGGCGAATCCGAATCTCCCCGCCGAGGGGCAGAACTCCGCCCAGGAGGCCTACGAGTGGCTGGCCAAATCCCGCGACCTGGAGAAAGAGATCGCGGATCTGAAAGCAAAGACGGCCAAGGACGAAGCCGACGCCGCGAAGAAACGTGCCGACGATCTCGCCTCCGCCCGCGAGCAGGCCGAGGCCGGTGGCTTCGCCCTGCTCGATCCCGAGGCGCAGGCGGCGCGGCTGCGCGAGCAGCTGGAGGGCGCGCTGGGCTTCAAGGTGGGAAGCAGTGCTGATATCAAAAAAGGCCTCTCTTTGCAAAGGATCAAGGTCGAGCAAGCTCGCATGCGTGGCGATACCGAGGCAGAGAAAGCGGCGCTCGATGATCTGAACGAAAGCCAGCGCCTCGCGAAGGAATTCTCGGACAGTGCCAGCGCCCTGGCCCCCGAGGCTCCCGCCGGCGGAGTGGGCAGCCTCGCCGGGCTGGTGAATCAGATGTTCGGCCGCGATCCTCAGGCGCAGCAGGTGGATCTGCTCAACCAGGCAGTCGGCCTCGCCAAGGAGCAGCGCGACCGCCTCGACAAGGTCCTCATCAAAATGGATCAGCAGCCCCCCGTCGTCGCCTTCGGTGGCTTCTAACCTCCACCATGATCCGTCTCGAAAAGATCGTCAAGTGGCCGCGCCTGAAGCGGCCCGAGGGATGGGCTCCGCAATGGGGCGAGCAGGTCTGGTTCCTCCGGGGCGGCCCTTTCCCGGCGGAGATCGTGCGCGTCGGCTTCGCTGCGGTCGGTGATCGTTTCCCGATCTCGGTCCGCGCAGCCACGAGCGAGGCGAGGATGCTCGGCCACGTGCCCCTCTCCCGTCTCTGGCCCATGAAAGGATGGGAGCAGGAGCGAGCCCGCCGCGAGGCCGAGGAAGCCGATCCCGCCGAGATCTGACGCATCATTCCGCGCGCCAGCGTCCCGACCTTTTACCTTTTACCTTCCCACCTTTTACCGCGCTGGTGTCTTTGACACCCGCGCGCCCCCGATGGCAATCATCGTCGAAAAAGAGCGGTTCAGCGTAGGAAAGGATGGCCGGGCGCAGCTGCACATCCAGTGGCTGGCCGATTCGCGCACGGAGGCGCAGCGGCAGATCCCCTTCGTCTACGACGGGCTGACGCGCACCAGCGCGAACGGCGTGCCCTTTCTCTCTCAGGATGACGGACGCTACCTCGTCGACGCGGTCTACGAGGGTCTCTTCGAGGATCAGGCCGTGGATGCCGAGCAGTTCGAGCTCGACTATGAATCGCGCGAAGTGAAGATCGAAGCCTTCCCGGATCGCGAGGTGCTGCGCCGGGACTGGGGTGCCACGGAGGAGGAGGGTCGCCTCGTCTTTTCGCCGACGATCAAGCCGCCGTCGGGCTATGGCACGGGCCTCGGCAATCAGAAGACGCAGGAGGTCGACAATCCCTTCTACAATATGACGACCTACCCGGTCGAGTATGCGGTGGCGAAGATGCGCATCCTCCGCCGCCGGGTGCCGGCGGCACTGGAGCGTGCCACGGGCACGGTGGTCGATCGCATCCCCTCGGGCTTCGATTACCAGGGCAATGCGAAGAGCTGGCTGGTGCGCCCGCTGCGTCGGCGAAAGGTCGGCAATGTCTGGGAGATCAACGTGGTCTACCAGCAGGTGGATGAATTCAAAGATGTCGACGCCCTCCTCGTGCTGCTGCAAAAGACGCGCAACGGCGGCCGCGGCACGGGGCTGACGACGGGCACTCTCTGAGCGATGGAAGACTTTCCCGCGATCACCGGCGAAAACGCGCTGCCTGTGCTGCAGGCCTTCATCGATTTCGTGAAGGGCGACAAGGTGTCTCTGATCGGGGCGGGCGTGCGCGAATCGCGCGGCGAGCGGGGGCGGACCTTCGTCTTCGAGCAGGAGACGCAGCGATTCCCGGGATCTTTTCGCGTCTCCTCCCTGGGGCCGCGCAGCGTGCGCATCGGCGAGGGAGAGGTGAATGGCCGCATCCCTTTTCTTGACGGCCGCGATCTGACCGGCCTCGACGAGGATGGGGAGCCGCATCCGGAGGGACCGCCGTCGTTGATCCTCGAGGGCGAGCCCGAGGCGCGCCGCTCGTGGATCTGCCTGCTGGTGATCGCGGCGAATGCGGACACGGGCGAGATCCCCGCCGGCGATGATGGGGTGACGATCACCCATCGCCTGGCCCTGCCCGAAGGCGTGCCCTACGGCCTCGACGAAGAGGGGAGGGGACTGCGACCGATCGCCCAGCTGACCTGGAACGGCGACCGAACCCGCGTCGACCGCATCCGTCAGATCCTGCATTTCGATCAGGAATATCGCGCGCCTCGCGGGGAGGATCCGCGACCGGAGTGGCGGACGGCGGGGTGAGGCCATGAAGAGGGCGCATCACACGTATATCTCGGCTGAGGCGTGGGGGGCTTTCGTCGCCTACTACTTCCGGAACCGGGTTCTGTCGGTGACGGTGATCGAGGCGGATCCCTGGCGGCATCCTTGGTGGACGGATCAAAGCTGGTCGGCGGAGACGGAGCAGTGGGTGGCCCGGGTGCAGCCGGGATTCTGCCTCAGCGGCACGGGCGCGGATCCACAGGTGTCGGTGCCGGAGAATCTCGCGGGCGAGGAAACGCTGGAGCGGCTGGCGATCACCGATCCTACGAGCGCCTCGGTCGATGCCTACCTCTCGGAGGCTCCAGCAATCCCTCTGCCGGCGGCGCGATGGCGAGCGATCGGCACGGATGCGGCGGCGGTATCGGGATCGCCGATCGAGGCGGTGCCGGAGCGATTCGCGGAACGCGGAGTGATGGGCCCGGCGGTGCTGGATACGACGGGCGACGGCGGTGCGGTGCTGCGTGTCGACGGTCTGCTGGAGGATCGACGCGAGGCGCGGCTGCTGCGGGCCTGCGACCTGGTGCTGACGCACGAGAGGGTCCGGTCGGTGATCGCACCCTCTCTACTGCCCGGGATCCTCGACGTGGAATTCGCCCAGGTGAATCAGATCTCGAGGCCGGGTCCGTGGCTGGAGATCCAGCGGCAATACGAGCCGGTGGCGGAGCGGGCCATCGCGGACGTCGTGCTGGGATCGGCCGCCGACACGGGCCGTGATGAGAAACACCTGGCGACGCTCTACCTGCTGAGTCCGTCCGGTGCGGAGCCTGGGTCGGATCCGGATGAGTCGTGGGAGCCGAGCGTGGAATACCATGCGACGTGGAATCTCCAATACCGCGCCACCTACGAAGACACGATCGTGGAGCCGACGCGCCTGACGATCGCGGTGCCCCAGCTCGGCCTCGGAGCCCTAGGGATCCGCGCGCAACCGGTGCTCGATCAGATCAACGCGCGCACGGCGGAACTCGAGGCGGCTCTCAGGCGAGTCGAAAACGTGGGGACGTTTTCGATCGCCTAGAGGTCGAGGGTCGAGGCGGCTGCGCCGCTGGGTCGAGAGTCGAGGAAGAAGTCTGGCTCTGGACGCGCCGCAGGCGCATCTCGACCCCTCGTCGCTCGACAGATTGACACCGTCAATCCCTCCGTGAACGTCCGACTCTACGCGAACACCAGCACGCTGGCCCTGACGGAACGGCTCGAAGGCGGCAGCTTTCAGCCGCCCTTGATCCCCGCCTACCAGGATCTGCAGATCCGCTTCAAGCTGGCGGAGACGGTGAACTCGGTGCCGACGATCGATAAACGATCGCTCTACTCGCTGACGGCCCGGATCGGATGGCCCGACGAGGCCCCGGTCTCGGGCAGCTACCAGCTCGAGATCACGCTCGGCGGCGACACGGTGACGACGGCGGACATCGCTTTCGACGCGACGACGACGGCGATCGCCTTGGCGATCAATACGGCACTGGGCGTGACGATCGCCTCGCTGAATCCCTGCACGGTCTCGGAGTATGAGGGGCTGAAGCGCATCGTCTTCGCGGACAAGACGGAGCAGCCGGTGATCGCCTGCGTGGAGAACGCTCTCTGGCCCGCGTCCTTCGTGGAGGTGGATGAGATCGCGCACGACGAGGGCTATGCCTACGTGCTGCAGCTGCGCCAGACGCCGGCGGCGGAGGTCTCGACTTTCAGCGAGCAGGTGCCCACGGCGCCGACGATCACGGAAAAGCAGGCGGGCGGCGAGGTGGATGGATTCTCCTACAATGAGATCCAGAAGCTGACGCTGTCGCCGGCCTTCGAGGGTGGATCCTTTCGCATCGTGCGAGGTGGGGTGAAGACGGTGCCGATCTCGGTGCCGACGACGATCGCGGCGATCCGCACGGCGGTGGCCCCGCTCGCCGACACGGGCGGCAGCTTCGTGGTGACGGAGACAAACGACGGCGTCTACATCGAATTCACCGGCTCGATGGGTGCCGAGAATCAGGATCTGATGACGGTGGAGGTCTTCGACTCGCCGGGCGTCGATTACTTTTTCCACCTGCCGACGAAGACCGACGACATGCGCACGCTGATGCAGCAGGTCGATACGGCGGGGCAGGTGCGCATCCCGCTGAGCCTGCAACTGCAGATCACGGATGCCCTGGCCGCCGGCGGTCGGCAGGATGTGACGATCCAGCAGGATCTGGTCTTCATCAAGCCGGTGCCGAGCAGCGCGAACAATGTCGCCGCCAGCCTCGTCTGGGGCCAGCCTCTCTCGAAGGGCGATTACTTGCGCCACTCGACGAGCTCGCTGCTGGTGGGGAATCGGGCGGCCCGCTTCCTGATCGGCGATGGATCGGCAACGAGCTTCGCCCTGCAGCACAATCTGGTGGAGAACGCAAAGACGGTGACGGTGAACGCGACGACGAATGTCTTCACCGCGGCGGGGCACAATTACCAGGATCTCGATCCGATCACCTTTTCCTCGACGACGACGCTGCCCGCTGGCCTGACGGCGGGCACGGTCTACTTCGTGCGCGATGCGACAACGGACACCTTCAAGGTGGCGACGAGCGCGAACGGCACGGCGGTGGACATCACGGACACGGGCACCGGCACCCACACCGCGCGCCTCCGCGATGGTGTGGCGGAGGGCGTGGCGGTGGAGGTGTGGCAGACGGGCGGCTCGCAGCTACGCATGGCGCAGAGTGCCTACACGGTGGCGAAGACGTCGACAGATGTGGTGACGATCTCGGGCTTTGCGAGCACGCCAACGACGAATCAATACGAGGTCTTCGTGATGACGATGGGGCGGCCCGCGACCTACCAGGCGCACACGCACGCGATCGCGGAGATCACGGGTCTGCAAGCGATCCTCGACGCGCAGAGCGCGGCGATCGCGGCGCTGCAGGCGGCTGCTGGCAATCTCGGGGCGGTGAACAGCACGAGCCTGACGAACGGCACGCTGACGCGCCAGCTCGGATCCTACTTTGCAATGCCGGGCGTCTTGACGCTGCCGGAGGTGCCGGAGTCTCTCCTCGGGTGGGATCCCTACTCGCTGACGGATCCTTTGCCGGCCCGGAAGCTGCTCGGCGCGGTGCATCTCGCGGCGGCCTCGGTGGAGTCGCTGCCCTCGCCGCTGCCGGCGGCCTCGAGCACCTACGTGGGCCGGGTCTTCACGACGGCCTCGGCGCGCACGGACTTCCCCGGCGGCGGTCTGCTGGCGGGCGATCACGCGGCCTGCGACGGACGGGTCTGGTATCGGGTGGCGCGGAATGGATCGGAGACGACTTGGTATCCGCAGACCTACGAGCTGGAGCTCTTCCGCTTTGCGATCACGGAGGACGATCTGGTGGCGAGCTCGGTGCTGGATCTGGCCTTCGGGCTGGAGGCGGCTCTCTTTACCTCGCCGACGCGCCCGCGCACGCGGCGATCGGGGATGCGATGGAGCCTGCGCATCCAGCACGGGGTGCAGACGGAGGACTCGAGCCCGGCCACGACGGGGTCGAATCTCGACACGTATTTCAGCGCGGCGACGGACATGCTGACGTATTCGATCTACCTCAGCGAGAAGCCGTGGAATGGCCGATTTGGCGTGAAGATCACGCGCCCGGCCTCGGGATCGATCACGGCGGTGGGCACGAAGATGTTCAAAAGCGCCGCGGCTCTCGCGGCGCCCTCGACGGCGAATTTCGCGCTGCGGGCGATCCTGACGCGCGGCGATGTGGAGGATTCCCCGCTGGATCCCCGCGGTCTGATCGCGGTGCGCGGCTTTGATGTCGGCGCCGACGGGCAGGCGGACAACACGCTCGGCCGCTACACGATCGCCAGCTGATCCATCCCACCATGAGCGTCCTCGTCGTGCCCGTGCCGAACCTGATGGTGGTGAAAGACCAGCAGGGCCAATCCGTGGGATTGGTGCGCAATGCCGCGGCGGTGGTGTCTCCGGCCATCGGCACGACGGAATCGGCCTGGGAGCCGATCGGTATCACGAGACAGCGCGATGCGCTGGGCATCTACGAGGTGCCGAGCGCCTTTCGAAACAAGATCACGGGCGCGGTGGTGCCGAATCCGAATCTCTCGAGGCCGCGCATCCAGTCGATCACGGAGGCGTTTCCGAATCGGTTCAAGCCGAAGCCGAAGCCCCGGCCCTCGCGCGCCGGTGGAGTGAATGGCGGGGCTGGCGGCGGGGCGGGTGGTGCCGGCGGGATCACCTTCGCGGGCGGTGCGCCTTCGCGCATCGATCAGCTGCAGCAGATGCTGACGACGGGGGCCACCCCGGGGGGGGTGCCGATCGTGCGCCCCAGCGGGCAGCTGACGGACGAGGCGCAGGCGGCGCTATTGGCCGGCCTCGATCTCGATGAATACACCGAGGCACTAGTGGCCTACATCGAGCCGACCTACTCGGTGCAGTTTTTGATACACGACGATGGTCTGGGCACGGTCTCCTACATCGACGGCGTGCTGCAGACTCCCTCCTCTCTCGCCAGCCTCAACGCCTATCTGCCTCCCATGAACTTCCCGACCGCGCATCAATATGCTGAACTCGGCTACCTGATCGGCCGCTCCGGCTGGACGTCGGACGGCGAAGGCCCCGACGAATGGCTGAAGTTGACGGACGGGATCTGGTATCGCGGCACGGAGGGGGCCTGGGTGGTGGTGAAAGGCGACACCGGTGCCGCCGACCCGACCCTGCTGATCGACGATGTGACGGCCATCGATTGGGTCGTCAGCCCTTACCCGACCGAGACTTTGCCCACCCTCGAGCAGCTCGAGGTGATGACCTGATTTGATACGCCACCCTCTACGACATGCCTGCCCCCACCATCGAGCCCCGCACCTCTCTGCAGATCGCCCGCGACAACGAGGCCTTCACCCTGCAGCTCGGCGCTTTCAACACACCCACGAGCTGGGCCGCGGTGGGTCTGCCGGCGGGTCTCTCGCTGAACACCTCGACCGGGGCCATCACGGGAACGCCGACGACGCCCGGCTATTACCAGGTGCCGATCACGGCGACGAATGGCAGCGGCACCGACGAGGTGGTGCTGATATTCGTGGTGCTGGAAGAAGCCGCGCCCGAGACGGATGGATTCACTTTTCCGGTGGATCTCGACTTTTTCACCCGCCGGCTGTCCATCCCCGGAGTCGGATCGCCGCAGCCCGCGGGCAGGCCTCCGGCAGGGTCGGGCACGAACGACCCGCTGGCGACGTGGATCGAGGGCGAGCGATTCGTGCTTTCCCTCGGGGTGAAGGCCCAGGGGGTCGGCCGCGACATGGATCTGAACCGCATCAAGGTGCTCTGGCGCCCGACCGGCACCGACGCGACGATCGAGCTGCACCAGGATCACACCGACGTGACCGAGACGGGCACCGGCACCACGGCCCGCTACGAGGTGCCCGTCTACGTGGATCCGGACAAGGTGCGCGGAGCCCTCAGCGACGGCGAAAACGTCTCGGGCGAGCGGGTGACGGGATACCTGCAGATCGTGGGGGAATCCTCGCAGGACGCCGCGGATTTTTCCTACAGCAGCACGCAGACGATCACGACGCTCTCGGCGAGCGACTCGGAGGCGAAAACGTTCAACGTGACTCTGGAATCGACAAATGCGACGGCGTTGGAATACACGGTGACGATCGATCTGGTCTGCCCGTCGGACACGGCGCTGAACTGCACGGTGGTGCGGAACATCACGGCGCACTGGAACTCGGGCGGCTCGACCTACGTGCTCGACACGAACACCGGCGACGCGAACGATACCGGCACCCCGACGAATCCCGCCTACTGGTCGACGACGCTGACGCCCACCTCGATCACCGCCGACGCGACGGGTCTGCAAATCACGGCCACGGCGACGACCTCGGCGAATGCGCAGGCCGGTGTGGAGATCCTGCTGAACGCGACGCAGGGGGTGAATGTCGACCTTTTCCTGGTCGTCGATTCGACGATCACGGTGGCGTCCGGTCCGCACGACATCGTTTTTTACGAGACCGGCGCGGTCGAGATCGGCACCGCGCAGCTCGAGGATGGCGACACCGCCGCCACGCTGAAGACCAAGATCGAGACCGCCCTCGGCGAGACACTCGTGGCCGTGGAGTTCGTCTCCACCACCCAGATCCGCCTCATCCTGCCGACCGGCACGGCGGTGGTGGAGCACGATTTCGGCGGCGAGGTGGCCCTCGGTGCCGGCAGCACCTACCCGCCTGCGGTCAGCTACTCGAACGCCACCATCACCATGCAGGTGGTCGGGGTGGAGATGCCTGAGCTCTTCACTCGCATCAGCAGCCAGATCGCGCCGATGGATCTGGAGATGACCTACGACGCCTGATCCTTTGACTGTTCTCCCCTGATACCCATGGCCATCATCGCTCGCGATCGCACCGCCCTCCTCACCGACCGATCCCTGCCCCGCGGGGCGGCCTGGCGTCTGCCCCTGACGATCGGGGCGGCGTTTTCCCTGACGGGGAAATTCGTGCGGGCGACGATGCAAAATCGCCACGGCGCCACGAAGACCATCTACCGATGCCAGAGTGATGGCGCTGCCATCACCGTGTCGGGCCAGACGATCACGATCCTCGCCGAGCCGGACGCGATTAGCGAGATCACCGACAGTGTGGTGACTCTCGCCGACGTCGCCGAGACCGGTCTCTGCGAGTATGGCGTGGAGATCCTCGACGAGGAGGACGGTATCGTGCTGATGACGATCCAGGGCAATCTGGAATGGACCGAGCCGCTCGGCCTGCCCACGGGCACCAGCGGCAGCGCCTCGGCCGTGACCGTCGGGATCTCCGACGCCACCGCGACCACGGTGGAAGTCAGCGGCACTGGGGCGGATGGCGTCAGCGCCTACGTCTACATCGGCTATGCCTCGGATGACGAGGGCGCCGACTACAGCGACACGCCCGGCGCGGGCCTCGATCACATCGCCTTCCTCGCCACGAGCACCGAGATCGAGACGCCCACGGCGGAGGATTTTGCGGGGCTGTGGGTGGCCGTGTCGGGCGGCACCTCGTACACCCACCCGAATCACTCCGGCGATGTCACCAGCGTCGGCGACGGGGCGACGACCATTGCGGCGAATGCGGTGACGAATACGAAGCTGGCCGACATGGAGACCGGCACGATCAAGGCCCGCATCACCGGCAGCACGGGAGATCCCGAGGACGCCACCGCCACCCAGATCCGCACCCTTCTAAATGTTCAGGATG